CAATTAAGCGGTTATAGTCCTCATCATAGGCTGCGTCAATAGCCTCAATACAAGGGGCAACCATTTCTGAGGGTACGGGTGGATAGTGATTACCTTCCAAGTGATAAAGTAATTGTGTTTCAAGGTCTAGTACCTCATCTTTTATTCCTAGTGCTGTTACTGATCCCATTATTTATACCTCTACGCTTTCGTTGTTGTTAGTTAATTGCTTTATGTCCGCAACATAGACATTATCTTTATCTATTCCATACTTTAATTGGAATTGAAAGACATCTATGGCTTCATCATAGTTTTCTGCTTGGACATCTATGTAGGTTAGAAATTCAAAAGTTTCCATTATTTTGATACCACCATTCCTGTTGTGTAAAAAGTTTTTGTGTGTAACTTACCTGAAGGTTCAGATAAATTAACTACCCTGTATTCTTTAGCATCTCCATAGTCAATAAAACTATTAAAGACATTTACTGCGTCAAGGGCATTAGAATAGCGTCCAACCCAAAGTGTATTGGTGTCACTATCATTGGTGCTAGTTACTGAGTATAGGTATTCATTATTCATTAGTTATTCTCCTTAGTGATAAATAATTGGTGTGGATTACAATCGCAAGACTCTGTATCAAAGTCCTCACCCTGTGCCCAAAATTGCCAACCTTGCCCATAGCATTTTTCGCAATTTTCTATTTCTGTGTATAGTGTTTTCATTACTCCCATTTTAATTTTCTACCTTTACTGCTACTGTACGGCATACGACTTTTCCAAAATTATTAGGGCGTACTTCCACTAGATAACTTTCGCAACCCTGATACCATACGGCTTTAGGGTGTATCTCTGCTGAGATAATTTCTCCTGTAAGGGTACGGGAGCGGTATTGTGTTCCTACAAGTAGGTGTTCTATTGTATAGACATTTGCTGACATTTGCCAACCTCTTTCTTTTTGTTGTTAATTCTATCCTACCATGAGGGTCTGACATTTCTGCTAGACACGCCCAAAGTAAATAGACTTTCTTTTTTTACTTACTATGTAAGTCTAGCCTATTAGACATAAATTATCAACCTACTAGCCAGTAAGTCCAAATGGTGAGACGCTCAAGCCATGTGATAAATCTCACAGCGTGGCAACACGCCCGAACGCGTCGATGAAATTTTTATCGGCAAAAAATTGAGCAGTTTTAAATCTTGCTCAGGATTTTTTATTTTATTTATTAAGTCGTTCAGTTCGCAACGCAACTTGTAATCTGCGAATTTCTTTATGCTGTTCAATATTTTGTTTCCAAAATAAACACATCATAGTTACAGATCCAGCAAGCGCAATTGTAATTGCGATTAGTGTTCCAGTATCTAAAATCATTTAGTCATCTCCAATTCTTTATAGCAAGCAATAGCAAATTTAGTTGAGTCAAATCTTGGGTTATCTGTTTCAAACATTAGAGAAAATTCATCTACTAAGTCAGCAAATAAAATTTCTCCTTGTTCATCAAAAACAGAAGTAGCAAAATAATTGCTAAGAATTTCAGCAGTAGCAACATAGTCTTTACGGGTCATCATTAGTTTGCCACCTTTAGAATTGCGTATGAACCGCGCTCATTGATTTCTTTAAGTTCAGGCTCTAAGGCAGGCGCAATTAAATCTTTTAGCATACTTTCAAGTAATTGAATTCGTGTGAATTCATCAAGTGCTAAGACCTGTTGAGCGATTGGGTGAGTTTCATCAAATTCTGTTACGAATTTTAGATTGTGTTCTATTGAGATTGTCATTTATTTTATTTCCTATTCTTTAGTTTGAGTTTGAGGGGATTAGAGTGCCACGCATTGTGCCACTAATTCCAAGAGAGTCACAAGCGACTCTAACGGATACGCCAACAGGTAATTGAGTTGGGTAAGTTGAGATGAATTGAGCAACCGCACCTTTAGAGGGTAGGCTGATTGTTTTTACAGAACCATTAAAGGTTTCTAGTTTTAGAGTGTAAGTCATTATTTGACTTCCTTTCGTTTTTAAGTGATAAGACTATCTTACCATTAGGGGCTGACATTTTGGCTACTTATTTGCTAAGGCTCACTGTGATACTGGTCACATTTATTTGCTTAGGCTCATTAGCCAATTTGTCCTTTATTTAATTTTTTTCTATACCTAGAAGTATAGCAGACCAAACCCCAAAAGTCAAATTTAGACACGCACAAATCGGACATTTTGACTATGATTTACATCACATTTTGCCGATGAAAAAATCGCAGTTTCTACACTGCGACCTTTCTTTTATTTATTCAACAGGTAAAATTTCAAACACATCAAAATTTTCTAATTCGCTTTCACTAAGTTTAGTAAAAATTTTATTTAAATTAAAAACTGCTTGTAGATCTGTATCTGCTTCAGTTACAAAACTGATTAAAACATTTCTTTTCATTTACTTTCCTTTCTTGTATAAGAAATCCCACGCCTTACGGCATAAGATGATTGACTTACAGTTATCACAACAGATAACACCATGAGGGTTTAAGTCAAGGTCATAGATGTCTATGCTAGTGCTAACCGCACCGCATACTGATTTAATTGGTACATAGGTACTCATTTATTTTCCTCTTTCATTTTTTCTTGAATTGCTTTTGATTTCATTAGGGCTTCTAAGCCTTTACCTAATGAGGCAAGGCGTTGAGCCTCTACCATTTGTTTGTATTCATCTAATTTCATTTAGAGTAACTACCTTTCTTTATTGCCTCATCTAGCATTTTTGCTAAATCAGGGTGAATTCCTAATGCTGGACTTTCCCAGTAGGTTTCTAATTCTAATTTTTCTACAAAATCTTTCATTAGTATTACTCCCAACTTCTATTAGTAGCGTACACCTTGCGAGTGCTAGGTGTGTAGTTTTCTAACTCTGTTAGAGAAACTTCTAGGATAGTACCTTTAAGAGATACTAAGTCTAGGTATTCGTTAGCGTAGACTTCGCTAGGCACTACTAGAGTCGTAGTGCTAAACTCTCTTGATAGAGGATAGTTAGGGTTAGAGTTATGCTCTACCTTGTAGGTTAGTGAAAACATTTTGTTTTCCTTTCTTTAAGAGATTTACTTATTGTTCAATCTTTATACTAGTAAGTATAGCACGGGGTACTGACATTTTGACCTGTATTTCGGGCGTGTCTGAAAAGTATTTTTGTGATAAACCTCACATAAGTTATACACAGCCTGTGGATAACCTCGATGAAATTTTTATCGGCGATTTTTATTCACTTTTTACAGATAAATAAAAACCGCTAATTAAACAGATCATAGAAAACCAAAACAATGCGTTTCCACTTTCAAAAAAAGTTTGATAAAAACTCATTTTTTATAAACCTTCTTTCCATAGTATTCATCAAATTCAGTTATAGTCATTAGACCTTTATACTCATTACAGAAACCGCAAAATAGCGTTCCCTGAGAATAAGTGTTTTCACAAAAGCAACAAATTAGAGTACTCATTATTTAGACACATACCAATCTGTCCACATAGGTAGACGCTCAGGGTCACCATCATAGTAGTAACGCTCAATGTTATTTTCACAATCTTGACAGAAAGTAAATTGCTCATCTCCAATTTCTGAGATAGCAGATTTCATTGGATTGTGCTCTACGCACTTTTTATTTTCTAGTGTTATCATTTTTGACAACCTTTCTTTTTTTTATTAGTTAATTTTTATTAAGTTTTTTTATCTAATTACTTAGATGTTGGAAGTGAGTTACCACAGCGACTATGGTAGCATTTTCTACCATACTTGTCACCTTCTGGTGTACACATTTCGTGGATTGTAGCAGGTGCTAAAACAACCTGACCACATTGGCAGGTATTCATTAAACCTGCTGGGTAATCGCTTACTGTAGCGAATCCCTGACCAAAGATACTATTTGACATTTTATGTCCTTTCTAAGTTTGAGAACCTTTCTCAACTTTCTTTATACTGTAAGTATAGCAGGGGGGTCTGACATTTAGGGGGGTATAAAACGGACATTGTGGACATTGTGATGTAGCACACATGTGATATAGACCACATTTGCCGATGATCTATATAGGGGGTATATACATAGGGGGTACCTGTATGGGGGTACCTATATAGGGGTACCTGTATAGGGGGTGTGTATATAGGGGGGGTATTTTTTATCGGCGTTTTGTGATGGACATCACATGCGACACGCCGTGTTATAACTTGACTTTTAAGGGTAGATGTGTTATTATACTAGTATAAGAAAAATTAAATAGAGTTAAAAGGTCAATGAGCCTAGCAAATAAGATAACAAAAAGTTATATGAGCCTAGCAAATAAGTGACCTAAATCACATAGTACACGCTCCACATAGTGAGACTACTAGTGAGTATACTAGACAGTACGGGAAATGTCTGCTAGTATTACTACTATAACAATTAAATAAAAAAGTTTGAGCCTTTAGGGTGAGCCTCTAGAAATAGAGCAAATAAATCTAAAGCAAATAAAACTTAGCCCCTATTAACTAAAAAAGAAAGGTGGTCAAAAATGACTACATTAAATAACTACTATAACGAAATACGCTCTGATATTGCTAAAGAGTTTGGATTAGAGGCAGCAGGTTACGCCCCTGTCCCTAAGTACGCATTGACATTACGCCAATGTCAAATACTAAACAATAAGTACCCTATGGATAAGGCTAAGTATATTGTTAAACGCTACATGTCCCTATATGGTAACAAAAAGGTAGGTAAGTAAATGAGCCTACCCCTTATTGTCCTAGCCTTGTCAGTGCTATGCGCTATAATTGTACTAATCCCTACTATGTTAGATAAGGATAGCGAATTCTAATGCACCTATACCTATGTTCATCATGCAACACGCTTGCTATAGTGACACAAAAAAATAAACAAATAACAATCAACCCATGTTCATGCACAACAGAAAAGAGATAAATAAATGAATACAAATACATGCAAGGTAATTAACTGTGACTCAACAGAATTGGTCTATAGTGGTACAGATGCCTTTATGCTAGGCATTAACACAGAAACCTATTGCTATAACTGTGCTAACGCATACGCACAGATAGATAGAGTTATGTCTAAGGTACGTCAAGATTACCTAGACTCACTCACTCCAGTATCAACACTCACTACATCAGACTAGGAGATACATGTTAGATTTTATTACATCACCATTTGAATGGTTTGCTAATGTAGTCCAATACTCACTTATTTTTATGGCAATTATTATGTTAGTACTAACAATAGGCGCGGTAGTTGCAATACCTTTAGGATTAAAACTATTAGGTGTTGCATTTGCTAAAACTATTGTAGTAGAAACTAGTAAAGTGTTAAAAGATTTAGGTATTAACAAAATAGATGCTAAGCAATCTGAGGACATCAAAACACTCAAATACCACTATGACCAAAAGGTAGTCCCTATTTTAAGTAGGGTCAAAACATAGTTAGTGGGGGCGGTACCATCCAATTAAATGAGGGTGGTACCCTATGCCTCAACAATTTAGCAGATCAATTTAGCAGATCAATTTAGTATCTGATCCACAATTATGTGCTCACTATTATTTTGATTTGCTTTTTTTAAAATTATGTATCGTACATTTAATAAAAATATTCAGATTTACCACAAAGTGAAAATAAATAATTTTTCAGATTTTGTGCTATACTGAATCTATGAAACTATTCCAGATCCTGTCTCCAAAAAAGGGTACATCTAAAGAAGCAATCGACATTGTTAAAGAAGAAGGCTGTGGTGGTAACTGTACCTGTAAGACTAATCCTTCTCAGTCTTCTTAAAATCAGCAAAACGCTTCCTAGCAAGTTTTAACTGTATCTCCGATATGTCATTATAGACAGAGTTGCGTCCTGTGCTTTCTGCTGCAAGAACAACAGTTCCTGTTCCTCCAAAGAGTTCTGAAACAGTATCTCCTTCAAGTGTAAACATCTTAATTAAGTGTTTGGTTAATTCTAATGACATTGCATCTGAGGTATATGCCAGGGTAGCGTATAACTCTCTCAATTGTTCATGATCATTCTTAAACTCTAAAATAGGATTAAGGTGTTTGTTAATGTACTCTTTGTCATGTCTGGGAAGTCCTTTTGATAGATGTATAACATATGCGTAAGAAGGATAGATTCCATCAGCGGTTTCCTGATCATAGTATGACCAGACCATAGTAACATTATGTTGAAGATTTGATTTTTTTGCAACGGTAGATAGATATCTATGCATCAAGTCATAATCTGATGATGGCAGAACCATAAGAATGCTTCCATTATGCTTTAAGGCTTTGGCTGCGTTGTGCGTAACCTTGACAAGATTTTTAATAAAGGCTTTTTTGTTTTTTACTTTATTTAGTTGTTTTTCAGGTCTAGCATATCTATTGACGTCAACTCCAAAATACGGAGGGTGCAGAATAAACAACTCAATAGACTCATCTACAACAATTTCTTCCATAGCATCGCCATTTAAATATTCATGCTTCATAATTTACCTTATTCTGATCGTATATAAACATTATACCTTATAGTGACCTATGATATGTTCACGCTTATCATGCAGGGTAATTCCAGATTTTTCCTGGAACTGATCATATAATTCTTTTGAGCCTATGCCATATACGCCTAAAGACATATCCCCAGTTAGAATCTTAGCAGCCCTATTATAAGAATGCCCGTTCATGTTATCCCAATCGGGGTTATCATCCCAGTGTAGCCTTCTCTTATCTGTTCTGTACTCGTCGTTATAGGCATGCCACATATAATGGAAAGATGGGTTGATCAATTTGACTCCCCTGGTATAAAACCTCAAGGCCAAGGTTGGTTCTTCGCCAATAAAGTACAGTTGATGATCATATGGAATAGCCTTTATAATTTTTGCATCGCAAAACAAGGAGTTAGCACAAAGGAAGTAGGCTTCATATCCGTACTTAGAGTACTCAACGTCATACCATATTGGCCATGGCATTGACTCTCCTTCTTTCCAGCCCATAAAACCGACTAGTGGCTTCTTTCCAAAATCATAAAAGTTTTCTTCTCCAGTTTCGTGGTTTCTTCTAAAACCTCTTGGGTGCATGGTAAAGGCTATATCAGATCCCCAATGTTTTTCACACATAACATAATTTTCAAGAACAACCTTATCCCAGTTTGGAATAAATCTAGAATGAGAATCTATTTGTAAATAATAATCGTGTTCAATTCTTCTAGATGCAATTTCTCTTGCCCAACATGCTCCCTGGCTTTCTTGCCAAGAAATTTTTTCATATCTTAGTTGTTCTTCTGGAATAAAAGAAAGATCTGGATGTTCTTGTGGGGCAGCCTGGGAAACAATAGAAAAAAACAACCTATTTTTAAATGCAGCATTCTCATAGGCATTTCTAACTGTATTCACAAGATCTGGATCTCGATAACTTGCAATAGAAATAAAAATTGTTTTTATGTTTTGGTTTGTATTTATCTTTGGAGCATTAACCTTACCAACTAGCGGAGGAATCGAAGGTATACGAATCATTTCCAATCAACCTCTTCATCATATGTAACAGAATACTCTCCCATATATACTTCAGCATAAGAAATTATATCCTTACTATATCTCATTACCGTGTTAATACCTACCTTGTCGGACACGTACTTCTTACCGTCTAAAATCGGCTCAAAGGGCACACCAGAGAGTTCAAAGGCATTGTTTAGGGTATCTATGTACCTAGCCTTTCCAAACCTCTTAGAAACCAATGCTTGGCTTGTTTGGGTTTTTCTAAATAGATTATCTGCTTCAATAGATTCTGGAGAATTCTCAATAATGTAGTCAATAGAAGGATGGCTCATCCGAGTAGACCATGCTCGCATATTCCTTGCATACGACTCCATGTTTCTTAGAGTCGAATCTGCATATGCCATGCGTAGATGGTCAGAGTGAGATGTAGGAACCTCTATCGCGTCGGCGATTAAAAAAGCGGTTGCGTATGGGAACTTGTTAGTGTATATCTTTTCGGCGAAGTGTACATTCGGATTAAACGAGTTTAGTGCCATCCCGTCGACTAAAAGCCTCATATGATTTCCGATTGACACATATTCCGAACGATTCATATCGCAATCAACAAACAAACATTCTGACGGATCTATACCATCGGCGAGACATAAAATATTTTTGTCGTATGTGCCGACGACTTTAGAACCGTTATGTCGATTTAAAAACTCTGCTGAAAGAATTCCATCTGCATCTGGGGATATAATTAGATTTGTCGAATGCTGCAGGGTATTGATTATGGCTGTTTTCATTTTATTCAAATACTCCTGTTATAATAATATAGTTATGACAATACAAGACTGGGCTTCCTTAATCGTAGCGATACTTACAATTGTATCATCAATCGCCTTTTCTATCAAGTGGCTAGTCAAACATTATCTCAGCGAACTTAAGCCTAATTCTGGATCGAGTCTCAAAGATCAGGTTTCAAGATTAGAAAGTGCTTTAGACGATCAGAGAATTGACTCTATAAAATCTAGAGATCGACAAGAAAAGAAACTTGATGAAATGTATCAAATTCTAATTAAGCATATTGCTGATAATAGTAAATAACCTAATTTGCCTATTTGCTATATATAGTATATAAGATATATAAATATAAACCTTTAAAGATAGTTCTTTTTTCTTATATATTTTAAGTATACACTATCCCAGTTTTGACTAAGTATTACAAAGAAGACAAAACGGACATTAACCATTATAACAATCTGATAACTTTTAATCTTAGTGTCCAGATTGTACTGATATGATATAATTTAAGTTGACTAGTACTCTGGTTTGTCCTTCATACCCACCAGCCTGAGTACTAGTCTTTTTTTATGGTATAATCTAAGTATTATGAATCTTTGTTCACCTGAGATATTTGGAGCAGATCCAGCCAGAATTAAATGGCAGATTGTTAGAGGAGATACCTCTCCGCTTCGTGTTGAATTTTTAGAAGATGACGAAGTAACATATTTTGATATATCTGATTGGACATTTGAGGCTACTACTTATGATCCTCAGTCTGACATTCTTGATTCCCTGGAAGTTTCACGTGGAACAGGATATGTTGATATTCTTGCCCCTGCATCTATTACAGAACTATGGGGGTTTGGTTTTAAACCAGTTGTAACGGAATTAACTTTTGACCTTCAAGTAACTATTAATGGAGAAACCATTTGGACACCATTGATTGGAACTATCTCTGTCCTTGGAGATATTACAGGTAGCCTATAATGGCAGTTGTAAAAGTATCAACTCCTAGACCTGAGTTGCCAGCAGTAATTAAAATTAAGAACAAAATATTTAAAGTAAAATCATAATTCCGTGAGATAATCAATCCATGGCTGCTTCTAAATCTATGGACTTTCCCAGTGCAAAAAAGTCTGGCTACGCAGCGCAAGTAGAACAGAATCAAAATACATACCAAGAGAATACACTATCATTTCTTCCAGTACCTGGACCACAAGGTCCTCAAGGTCCCGCAGGTAGAGATGGCAAAGATGGAAAAGATGGATCAGTTGGACCTCAAGGCCCAGAAGGACAAAAGGGACAAAAGGGAGAAAAAGGATCTTCTGGACAAAACGGATTAAGTTCTTTATCTTCTTCAGGTCAACAAGCAGGTTGGTCTTCATATTTTACAGATTCTGAAATTGAGATTAGGCTAGGAGCAACAAGAGGAACTGACGGATGGGTAAGCCTATACATCTCTGATGGAGAAAAGAATGAGGAATTTTTGCCAAAGGACTGTGTAAGTCTATGGAATCCACACTCAAGAATGCTAAATTTTAAAGGACTAAAAATAGGATCTCAAGTTTTTGTAACTTACAACCTAGAGTTGACAACCTTTACTCAAAATACTGAAGTCTGGATGAGAACCTTCTTTCCATCACACGAGCAGGAAATTGCACACCTAGTAGGGTCTTTTAAATATCAACACACCTACAACATATCTATCACACAGCAGGTATTTATTGAAAACCAAAAAATGTGGGGTAACGGAGCAGTTCCTCAATTAAGAACAGATTTTGACGCATCCGTAATCCTTAATTCTATCTACGTCAGCGTGGTATAATAAAACTATGGCATTTCCAGGAGAATTAAATATTAGTTACTACAAAGGTGACACCTACGAGTTTAAAATCTACCCTAAAAAGACAGATGGCACAGTTTTTGACCTATCTGCATTTATTCTTTTGTATGACGACGACTCAAACTCATCAACACCTCAAGTTGCCTATGACACTTCAAAATTTGTTTTTTCTACATCTAGAGGAGCCTCTGGTGTAGCAAATCAAAGAGCATGCTATTCAAAAATTTCTGATGACAAAACACATATTGTTTGTGCAATTAGACCAGCAGACGGATTAACAATGACAGCAGGAACACAGTATGTTTACGATGTTCAGGTTTCTACAAACACTTCTGCAAATGGCTATCCAGTTGTTCATACTCTTCTAAACGGATTTATAACCGTAACAGATCAAGTCGCAACTGGCTCTGGAACTCCCTGATTAAGGAATAATATGGCAGACGTACTTTTATCAACAGACGACATGACGGTACTTGGTGGTCCAGCCTCTATTTCTGTTGACCTTGATTTTGGTCCTGCTGGAACACGTGGAAGTCTTTGGTATACAAATTCATCAGGCGCCCCAACCTCAACTCTTCCAGTTTCCAATCCAAATGTTTTTGATATTTGTATAAACACAAATCCAGGGCATGTAGACTATCTATATATTTATCAATACAAAAATGTAAGTGGAACTAATTCTTGGAGCAAGTTGTTTAAACTAATTCCAAATACTTATAGCGTAAATAGGTCTGTAACTTTTGCAGCAGGAGAACAAAGAGTCAATATTCCCGTTGCAAGCCTAGTCCCATCTTCTATGATTGGAACAGCAACTTCGGCAAACTTTAACATTCAGTACTCAATAACTGGAAATGACGAACCTCTCGCCTCTTCAGTCTCTGTTCTTCCATTGGAGAGCGTAGATACTGTATTATCTCTGCCTTTACTTTTTAAAGCGGTTGAATATAACGGAACAGGTTGGGTAGATTTGGCTAAATCAGTAACAGTCCATCTATTCATTACCGTGGTATAATCTAAAGTGGTGATAACTTATGACTGAGAACATTGACGGTACCCCAAACGGAACTGGTTTATTCAATACCAAGATTCCAGCACTTTCAGACGCAGCAGATATACAAGCAGCGCTAAAGTTATATCACTATGGCTCGTATACTTATGACGGTGCCAATACTAACACTTCTTCTTTGACAACTCCATCTATTGCAAGCCACTTACAGTCATTATCAAATAGAGTTACTGCACAAGAAAACCTTGGAGTTGGTTCTGAATATAGCGCAACTTTACCTACAACACCAGTAGAGGGATATATTTGGATGGATTCAAACTCAACAGCAACAGTTACTCAAATTGTTTCTACTGCAAGTTATCAAACAACCGCTCCAACAAATGGTCTTACTCAAGGAATGCTTTGGGTAGACTCAGACTCATCACCACTAAAAATGTATGTATACTCAGGTACTGCCTGGTTAGAGATAGGTGCATAATGAGTGACGAAAGAGATCAGATGTTAAAAGAAATTGCAATTGCCAAATTTGTTGAACTAGGATTTACAGAGGCAGAACTAAGAGCATTGGGGTTGAGATCAGATGGCAACAACTAGTAGCGTTGGTAAAACAGCATACATTTATGATCAAGGTACTGATACTTGGTATCCAGTTTCTGGAACTACAAATGCAGCAGCAAATTTTGACTGGTCAGGAGCACACTCATTTGGTTCTACAGTATCTTTAAATGATGTTGTTGTATCAAAAGCAGGAGTAAATAATTTTGCAACATCAACAGTTAGAGATGCTGTAATCACCGCACCCCCTGAAGGCCTTGTTGTTTTTGTACGACAAGATGCATCAGGAAATCAAATTAATCAAATTCAATATTATCATGCTGGTAAGTGGAGAAACTATAATGACTCTTGCTGGCTTGAAACCAAAACTGCAGACTATCAAATAGTTCTTTTAGATGCTGGAAAAACAATTAGAGTTGAGTCATCGTCTAACGTAACAATTACTATTCCATCTTATGCAACAATCCCATTTGTCGTTGGACAAAAAATTGAGATTGTTAGAAAAGGTAGTGGAGAAGTATCTATCGCACCTGCAGCAGGAGTGACTCTTTATAGCAAGAATTCAAATAGAAAAATTGCAGCACAATGGTCTGGCGCTGTTTTAGTAAAAGATGATACAAATGCATGGATTCTTATTGGCGATTTGAAAGCGTAGGATCAGATGCTTGGATTCCTTGGCTTATGGTCTTCATCAAAAGGTATGGTCTTAGTACCAAATCTTTCTGGACTTACACAGGCACAAGCAATTTCAGCAATACAATCAGCAGGACTGACTGTTGCCTCAATTATTTCTACAACCTCAACATCAGACTCTAATCTATCAAATAAGGTTGCACTACAAACTCCTGCATCTGGAACTCTAGTTGATTATGAAACCACTGTTGATCTTTCTATTTATAACTATGTAGCAGTAACAACAACTACCACAACAACTTCTGGCGGTGGCAGTGGACCTGTAACAACATCAGCCCCAGTTGCAACTATAAGTAATTTAACATATACAAAAACTGGTACTACTACTGGAACTCTTTCTTGGTCTGGAAGCAATATAAATAATTATCTGTTTACTGGAAACTCATCTTTATATCCATCACCATACAACTATGGAGCATACACTGCAACATGGCCAGGAAACCTTGTTAACTTGACTGAAGGGCAGTCTTATACAGTCACTATAACTGTGATAAATAGTGCTGGTGCTGGAAACTCACAAACCATTACTTTTGCTCACCCAGTTGTTACTACAACTACTACTACAGTTGCTCCTACAACTACAACTACAACAACTACAACAACTGTTGCACCACTTCCAACACTACCAACACCAGTAATTCAAACATATGCTGGCTGGCAAGTTTATCCAGGATCAGTATATGCAACATTTAACATAACTAACTTTGATTCAACATATACAACAACTTATACTTCTACTCTTGGAACTCAGAATCCCGAATTCCCCGAAGAATTTATTGTTGAAAATTTAACACCAAATCAATCCTATACGGTTTATATAACTGCATCTAAGGATGGGTATACAAGTTCTACTGGTTCATCAACATTTACTGCAAATCCTGCAAATAATCCTACTACTACCACTACAACGGTTGCCCCTACAACAACTACAACTACCACTACAACGGTTGCCCCTACAACAACTACTACAACAACTGCAGCACCAGCAACTGGTACAGCGTATCTATCATATTGCTTCCTCGGAACCCCTGTAGAAGAATCATATCCTGTTAATTCCGATAACACGCTTGTACAAGATATTAACCAAGCAATTGCTGCCTACACTTCATTTCTTCAAGGTTTAAATCCTCCAGCAACAAGTATTTCGGTTTCAATAGTTTCTCAGCCTGCAGCACCAACAAGTTGTCCACCTGTAAATACAACTACAACTACAACTACTGTAGCACCTACAACTACAACTACAACCACTGTAGCACCAGGTGCATTTACTATTAGCGGTATATCTTCAACTACAAATTCTGTAACTTATTCTTGGTCAAACCCTCCAGCAGGAACTGCATTCTATACTGTTCAATACTCTGATAATGATGCAGTCTATCCATCAGAAACAACAGGGTCAACATCTAAGACATTTACTGGTCTTGCTCCAAACACTTTACATACAGTTTTTGTTACCGCAAAAAATTCTAACAACGGCTATTTAGCAGATGCCAGTGCTTCTATTTCTACAAGTGGTGCTGCAACAACTACCACAACCACAGTTGCTCCAACTACTACTACAACCACAGTTGCTCCAACTACTACTACAACCACAGTTGCTCCAACGACTACCACAACTACAGCATCCCCTGCAACCACGACAACGACAACAGCATCCCCTGCAACCACGACAACAACAGGCCTTGACTGCTCTGGAAATACTTGCGATCCAGCACGAAGTTACACTGGCACAAGATCTGTTTCAACATCTGTATGTGCTTCTGGAACAATGAACACTTATACTTGTTGGACTCCAGGAACATGCGATAATGTTACTACTGACACAGGTTGTGTTGCTACTGGTTCAACTACGACTACAACAACTGCAGCACAAGAGGTATCCAGACTTTGTACATCATTTAACGTTGCGAACCAAGACTGTGTATCTCAAGGATGCAGCAGCGGAGGTTGCGGTAGCGGTTCAATATGTACATCAGGAGTTGAATATAGATGTGCTTACCTATAAAGGAGAAAATAAATGATTAATGATATAGATATAGAGTTTCAGTCTGATCAAGGTAAGGGGCAGGCATTAGTGTGGGTGATTGATGGAGAATGTTTGTATGATCTTCCATTAAATAAAAACTATGCAAGCATGTTCTTAGCAACAACTGATATACTTGATGTATCAAATGAGTATCCAGATAATGAAGGAATCACTGTGAGATTAATTAATAATGGAGTTACTTTAGAAGATTTTAATACCTCTGAATATTTTGGAAGTATTCTTTTAAGCAGCCCACAGATATTGGATCTAGCAGACTACCCATATGGCAGGTATGTACAATCTCCAAACGCACAGTTTGATGGTGAGAAGTTTATAATTTTAAATCAAGACGTTACTGATTTTCTACCGTAGAATAGGATAAACAATGACAAGTCGTTGGGAAGAATACAAAGCAAAAAATGGAGTAACTCCATTAGATTTGCTTAACCCAAAAACAAAAAAAGCAGAAAAGACTTTGGGGGAGGAAAGGTTTGAGATATGCAAAGCCTGCCCAGAATTGATACAGGTAACCTCTCAATGTAAAAAGTGTGGCTGCTTCATGAAAATCAAAACAGGTCTAGAGGCAGCAACATGTCCAATCGGAAAGTGGTAGATAGCATATTTGTTTCTATAGCATCATTCCGTGATGCTGAATTAACAAACACCCTGTATAGTCTATTATCTCAAGCAAAAGACTTAGGCAAGATTCACGTTTGTATTTTTTCTCAGGATGAAGATGACAAACATCCAAAACTAGAAAATCTGTTTGACCTATTTGGAGTATCAGACTACACATATAAAAAGATCAACTATGTAGATTCTTCTGGAGTAGGATACGCAAGAAATTACATTCAAGATTTTATTAAGCCTGAGCATGACTTCTTCTTGCAAATTGATAGCCACTCAAGATTTGCTGAACACTGGGACGAGATGCTTGTTGATGATTATAAAAAATGTTATAGTAATTGGACAAGTGAGATCATCCTGACCTCTTACCCACAAGGTTATGTTTATGATGAATATGGAAACACTTATTCTGATAAATTTGAAAGACCTACTGCAGTAAAGGGGGTAATTTCAGAAAGTGAGACACTAAGATATAACTGTAAATATACAGAGTATATTGGAGAAGATTTTGGAATGCTTACTGGATACTTTTGTGCAGGCATGGTTTTTGGAAAAACAGAGTCTTTTTTAAATACTAGATATGATCCATGTATATATTTTAATGGAGAGGAGCAAACCCTTTCTATTAGGTTTTATGAAAAAGGGGTTAAGTTAATTGCCCCGCCAAGGAATTATATTTTTCATGATTACAGCGGTAAAAAAAGAAAAAGGCAGTGGGATGGAGATCAAGAGGCTCACATCAAAAATGACCAGGCATCTGCTCAGAGACTGAATGATTTTTATACTGGTAATTTGGCTGACGAACGATACTCTTTAATAGACATCTCTTCACTACAGTCCTGGATAGACTGCTTTGTAGATCAAGATCACCTAGATTCTTGATATGATATAATTAATAAAAAGGGAGTTTTTATGTCAGAAGACAAACCAGTAAGACCTTGGGATATGTTTAATAAAAATATTGGTAGGGTCAAGCCAGAGGTTGCAGAAGCAAGACTTGCTGCCTGTCTAGGATGTAAGCATTTGATTAAGATGACCAAGCAGTGCAAAAAGTGTGGTTGTTTTATGGAAGCAAAAACAAAACTCCCACATGCAGAATGCCCTATAGGAAAATGGGGCAAAGAGAAAGAACTATATACAGAGGAGATCGAGTAATGACAGAGCCAAGAAGTTTTGCCCTAATAGTAGACAATGTAGTTCAGGCTACATTTGATGTTTCCCCAGAAGCCGAAGCAGCCTTTATAAAAGAAATATCTGGGCTAAATGATATTCCCGTAGGAACAAAATTTAACCCAGATACTCAGTCTTTTTACTCAGATTTGTCTGACAATCCTATTCAGGAAAGCGATTCATCCATTCTTTAGTTCTTGGAGTCAAGCCTTTCCAGGCTGACCAATCTTTTCCACCGTTTGACATATGAAATGCAATTTGTGCATTTACAACGGGATTTAGAAGGTCTGAGTTAGTTACAAGGTTAAACTTGTCTCTACGATCAGGACCTAGCATGCCAATCATATTAATCTGAAACATACCATAAGAACTGTCGCCAGTCCCAGTATTTCCATTAAATCTGATTGGTTGTCCATTAGACTCTTTTTTGGCTATTGCCCAAGCCTCCTTTAGATCGTTGCCCCTAAAGCCAACGAGGTATAAAAGTTCCTTGAGTTCACCATCGGTTAGAGAACCCTTATTTTCAAACTTTTTTAATTTTTGCTCTGTAGAAACACTTAAAGCCTCTTGCGAGGCTTGACTTGTTACAACTACAGGTTTTGTACTTAAGTTGTTGCGTTCACTAGCATTAGCAGCATTTAAACCTTGTGCTGACATTACTATAATCGTGAGTATTCCGATGAGTTTTTGTTTATCTTGTGTTATGTTCATCTGTTTCCTCCTTAGAAACGAAAAACCCCTTTCAGGGTTGTTACTACCAAGTATAACATAATTTTACCCCAAAAGTCAATTTTGAGCACATTATTTTTAAAATGGCAAATGTAGACATTGAAAAGTGGTATAATGAATCATTATGACAAATACAAGCGGATCTTTCCCATTACCATACCCAGAGTCTTCTGATCCAGTTAATGTTCATGGAGATATTAAAGACTTGGCTTCAGAAGTAAGTCAAACGCTGAGCGCTTTAAATTTATCTATTATTCAAATTAATGTTATAAATAATTCTGGATCTGCAATTACAGCAGGATCTCCCGTATATGCAACGGGATACACAACAGCAACAACAGTTTCAAAAGCAACACCAACAACTTCCCCAATTCTAGGATTAGCAAAACAAGCGATAGCATCAGGTGCATCAGGAGTTGTTGTAGTTGCAGGAGTTTTAAACAATATTAATACAAGTTCTTTCGCTAACGGAGATGTTCTTTATGTTGGAGCCACTGGAGGCTTGACAAACTCAAGACCTGCAGGTGGTTCAGGAGCAGTAGGAATAGTAGCACAGGCTGCTACTGCTGGAACAATTATTGTTGAGGCAAAAGGCAACGGTACATGGGGGGCACTAAAGGCTGGACTAGCCTAATAGTGATATAATAAACCATGGCAACTTTAAGAGGATCTCAAACATCATACGACATAGGAAATAAACCTCCTACAGTTGTTTGGACTGTAGTTCGTGGAGATACTTCTGGCTTTAAGGTTTATGTAACTGATGATGCAAAGGTCCCGCTAATTTTAAAGGGTGCTGGATCTGAATGGGACATCGCTATGAAGATTAAAAGACCAACCCTTGCAGCAGACAAAGGAGTCATCACTGATAACGCAACTACAATCATGGCATTGCATCCAGTTGCAGATGAAGACGATTTAGTTGGAGAGTTTACAGTTTGGCTTACAGCAGAAGAGTCTAATGTCTTACAAACAGGAGACATCTTTGATATTCAAGTGTCAGACCCAACAAGAGTTTGGACAGTTGCTCAGGGCAGCATGAAAATTCTTGAAGATGTAACAGATTAATGGCCACAGCAATAATTCTTGATGAACTAAGTAACAACACAAAACGAATTTTCCCAATTGACTACCCAGTAGTTCAAATAGAAAACCTTGAAAGAACTGTATCTATAAGCGAAGTATTACCCTTTAGGGTTCGTTTTACAGCAATACAGGTACAGGCAATTGGCTTAGGAAATACCCCAGCAATTCCCCTACAAGTAATTGGATACAGCAATTACATTCTTTAATTAGTTAGAAATAGATGCTATAATACCATTATGGCTAAGATATCAGTTTCAAGCGTTAAGGGGTTATTCCAAACAGGTGATAGACCCACTCAAGAAAATTATGTAGATTTAATTGATACCCTTTCATCCCAAGCAACAGAGTTGGGATCAGCAGGTAACAACAACGAAAATACAATTGCGGATATTCAAAACGTAACTGTAATTGATAATTTTGATGCCACACAATGGCGAATGGTCAAGTATATTATTTCAATATCCAAGACTACAGCAGGGGACAATAAGTTCTATGCAACCGAAATAAGTATTCTTGTTGACGGTACAGATGTATCTGTTAATGAGTATGGAACAATCGACAATGATGGGAATATTGGCACCATTAATGTCTCTCGCACTGGAAATACCGTGGCTTTATCAGTCACTCCAGATCCTGCGATCAAGCCAGTCACCGTACGATATGCTCGTATGGGACTTAAGGCATAACTAAGGAGATATAAAAAATGGCAACAGTAAATAAAGATTTTAAAATTAAGAGTGGTCTCATTGTTGAAGGTACAACAGCGACAGTCAACAACTTTGACGTTCTTACAAAGAAAACAGCAGATCAAAATTATATTATTGATCTTATTGGTGGTACAGCAACATCTGCTAACACAGCAAACACAGTTGTAAAGCGTGATGCTACTGGAGATTTTGCTGCTGGTGATATTACAGCAGACTTGATTGGTAACGTAACTGGTACAGTATCAGATATTTCAAACCACGATACCGATGATCTTGGTGAGGGCACAATTAACCAATATTTCACAAACCAAAGAGCACTTGATGCAACTAACGCTGCATATGATGCAGCAGGTACAGGAGCAGCAGAAGCAGATGTAGTAGCAGGAGATCTTTCAGATCACGAAGCAGCAACAGCAGCACACGGTGCAACAGGTGCGGTAGTTGGAACAACGAACACACAGACATTAACAAATAAGACTATTGGAGATACACTTAACTTCACTGGGGCAGGAGCAATGACAATCAACTCTGATTCTCATATCGTTCTTACTCCAGCAGCAGGCTCTTCTGTTAAGTGGGGTGCAGATGTTCTTGCAACTCGTGGTTACGCAGATCAAGCAGAAGCAGATGCAATTTCAACAGCATCAGCAGATGCTACAACTAAGGCTGACGCAGCAGAAGCAGACGCTATCTCAGCAGCAGCAACAGATGCAACTAACAAAGTAGCAGCAGAAGCAGCACTTAGAGTTTCTGGAGATTCAGCATCAGTTGCTACAGCATCAGCAGACGCTACTTCAAAGGCAAATGCTGCACAAGCAGCAGCAGAAGCAACAGCAGCAGCAGATGCTACTGCAAAAGCAGATGCAGCACAAGCAGCAGCAAATGCTTACACAGATGCCGAAGTTGCAGCACTTGTTGACTCAGCACCAGCACTTCTTGATACACTTAATGAATTAGCAGCAGCAATTTCAGATAATCCAAATTATGCAACAGACCTTGCTACAGCAGTTGGTGAAAAGGTAGCAAAGGCTGGCGACACAATGACTGGAGCCTTGACATTGTCAGGTGCCCCTACATCATCATTACATGCAGCAACTAAGGGTTATGTAGATACAGCAGAATCAAACGCTGCATCAGACGCTACTTCAAAGGCAAATGCTGCACAAGCAGCAGCAGAGGCTACAGCATCAGCAGACGCAACTACAAAGGCTAACAATGCTAAGTCAGGTGCAGAAGCAACTGCTTCATCAGATGCAACTTCAAAGGTTGCTGCAGAAGCAGCACTTAGAGTATCAGGTGATTCAGCCTCAGTAGCAACTGCTTCAGCAGATGCAACAAGCAAGGCAAACGCTGCACAAGCAGCAGCAGAAGCAACTGCTTCAGCAGATGCAACAAGCAAGGCTAACGCAGCAAAGTCTGCAGCAGAGGCCACAGCATCAGCAGACGCTACTTCAAAGGCAAATGCTGCACAAGCAGCAGCAATTGCACACGCAGATGCACTTGATACAGATGATGTTGCAGAAGGAACAGCACAGTACTTTACAGATGCTCGTGCCAAGGCTTCAGCAGCAGATCTTTTGACTGGCGCTACAAAGACTAACATTACCATAACAGGTTCAGGTTCAGGCCTTGTTATTACCGCAGAAAACGGTGTAGCAGATTCTGATACTGATGATCTTGATGAGGGTACAACAAACCTTTACTTCACAGATGTCCGTGCAGTAGATGCTCTTGAAGCAGTTGTTCCAAACTTCACAGCAGTTGAGTTAAACTCAGTTGCTAAGCAAGTTGCAGCAACACTCTCAGCACCAACAGCAGGAGTTCAGACAGCCCACGCTTTTGCAAAGGCTGACTACCGTTCAGCAGAATACCTTGTAAAGGTTGCCTACGGAACACATACTGAAATCTCAAAGGTCCTCTTGACACTTGATACTTCAGACAACATTGCAATTACTGAATACGGAATTGTCGGAACAAATGGCTCAGCGTCATCAGTTTCAGCAGGTATTTCAGGATCAAACGTACAACTTCAGGTTACAACCGTTAACAATAACTCAACAGTTACTGTTGTCGGAACACTTGTTGCGTAATAAAAAATAAAAATAGTTGGAAGAGGGAGTAGTAAATGGCAACAGTCGCAAAAGACTTCAAGGTAAAGAATGGACTCATCGTTGCAAACGGTGGTTCTTTTGGCGGGACAGTTGAGGTAGCAACACCTACATCAAATAGCCACGCAGCAACCAAGGAGTATGTTGACTCAAGATCAATGGCTGTTGGCGCTACTGCTCCTTCTTCACCAACTAATGGAACAATGTGGTTAGACACTGCAACAAACAGAGTTAACTTCTATTACGATGGAACTTGGTATACCCAAGCAACTATTGATGATACAAATAATCTTCCAGAACACATTCACGATACTGCAATTGATGGAACAGGTTTCATCGTTTCGCAGTTCTATAATGGAGGAAGTTTTAACAGCCCATTGGGTGTAGGATTAGATGCAGGTGGACCAGACTCAACAGTTTGGACAGTTGTTTTTGATGGCGGTAGTGCAGTAGATAACTTCAATTAAATTGATGTTATAATAAGATAGATAATAATGGGCAGCACCCATAAGGAGATATAAATGGCAACTAGAATGCAACAGCGCAGAGGAACTGCGACACAATGGACAACAGCAAACCCAACTTTAGCCCCAGGCGAAATTGGATTCGAAACAGATACCAACCAGTTTAAAATTGGTGACGGTGTTAATCAGTGGGAAGACCTATCTTACTTCAAGAACCTTGAAGATCTAGGTGGCTCACTAGATGATTATGTCCCTCTTACTACAAAAGGCCAAGCAAATGGCGTTGCCTCTCTTAATGCTCAAGGAGTCATTCCTTCTGAGCAAATTCCTTCTCTAGTCGGCCTTGATACAGAAATTACAACTGCTGTAAATAATGCAGTTACCGCACTTGTTGATGGCGCTCCTTTAGCCCTTAATACACTTAACGAGTTGGCAGCAGCAGTAAATGATGACGCATCATACGCTGCATCAATGACTCTTATTACTGACCAACTAGCAGAAAATTTAAGTGATCACGAAGTAGATACTACAACACACGGCGCAACAGGAGCAGTTGTTGGAACAACTAACACTCAGACATTAACTAATAAGACAATGTCTGGTGCAAGCAATACTTTTAGCGCAATCCCACAATCAGCAGTTACTGATTTGGTTTCAGATATCTCAACAATTGAGACTGACATTACTACTATTGAAGGAAACATTTCTGGCCTAAATACTGCTGTAGGACTTCGTGCCACATCAGCAGACCCAACATTCACAGGAACAGTTATTCTTCCAGCAACAACATCAATTGGTACACTTACTTCAACAGAACTAGGATATCTTGATGGAATTACTTCATCAGTTCAAACACAACTAGATGCTAAAGCAGAGTCTTCTTCAATTACTGAAGCAGCACAAGAAGCAGTAAACGCTGCCCTAGTTGCGGGTACAGGATTAGACAAGACCTATGATGATGAAGCAAATACAATTACTATTGACATAGATTCAACAGTAGCAACTAAGACTTATGCAGATAATGCAGTAACAACTCACAAAGATGCTACAACAAATATTCACGGCATTGTAGACACTGCAGCACTCGCAACTAAGACTTATTCGGACTCAGCAGTAAGCACACACTCTATTGATACAACAGATGTACATGGTATTGCAGATACTTCAGCACTAGCATTGACAGCGACAGTTAACACAGCGCTTGATCTAAAAGCACCCCTAGCATCCCCTACTTTTACAGGTACGGTATCTGGTGTTACTAAGACACATGTAGGCCTAGGAAATGTTGATAACACAACAGATGCACTAAAGCCAGTTTCAACTGCTACACAGACAGCACTTGATGCAAAACTTGATTCCTTAACTGCTTCAACAACATATGCACCATTATCTTCTCCAACATTTACAGGGACTGTAACACTTCCTGCTAATACAATTTCACAATCAATGATGAGTGACGATTCGGTTGGAACAAACGAAATTGTTGCACTTGCAGTAACAGAAGGAAAAATTGCAGACGGAGCAATAACAAACGCAAAAGTTTCAGCCACTGCAGCAATTGCAACATCTAAAATTTCAGGACTTGACACAGCCCTTGGACTACTAGCACCAATCGCTTCTCCTACTTTTACTGGCACAGTTGCTGGTATTACTAAAGGAATGGTTGGGCTTGGTCTTGTAGATAATACTGCAGATACAAGTAAGCCAGTTTCAACAGCCCAGGCTTCAGCAATTGCTACTGCTAAATCAGAAGCAATCGCAGATGCTACATCACAAGTAAATGCTCTTCTCACAGGAGCACCAGCAGCACTCAACACTCTTGATGAGTTAGCAGCAGCCCTTGGTGATGACGCAAACTTTGCTTCAACAGTTACAACATCACTTGCTGCAAAGACTCCAGAACTTTATACATTTACACCTGATGCAACAACAACAAGAGTTCTTGCTCTTGGCGATAAGTTCGCATCAATTAAATTTACAGGAGCAACAGCAACAAGTATTACTGTACCAACCAACGCATCAGTAGCGTTCCCAGTCGGAACGTACATTGAATTTTATCAATTTGGTGCAGGACAACTAACAGTAACTGCAGTAACTCCAGGAACAACATCAATTAGATCAACAGATTCTCAGAATAAGTCAAGAACTCAGTACTCATCTATGGTTTTAGTCAAGGTAGATACTGATGAATGGCTACTTACTGGAGATCTAACAGCATAACAGTATTAAAAAAAACGAAACCAGGGAGATTTAAATGCCAAGAAAAACAGGAGGAAGATCCGCAAAGGTATCTTCAAGATTAAAGGCCTTAAAGAATGTTATAGAAACATTTGTTCGTTCTGACTCTGCCAGTCTTGGCAAGACAGCAACAGGGGCTTCTTGGTCCAATGTTCGTGGATCTTGGGGTATTTCATCAAACATGGCATCGTCTTCTGATTCAGGATCATCATACCCACTAGCAACCCTCAACTTTTCTGAACAAGATGTAACCATAACAGCCAAGGGCGTAGGCCCAGGAGTTGGAACAGCCTTTTGGGTAACAGACTCAAATAACTGGTGGGGAACATATGTTGATACAGAGCAAGTTTGTCAAACATGTTCATCTGGCGGAAACTGTTCTACTTATGGAACTGTTTTAAATCAAGCATCTACTTGTTCAACTTACGGAACTGTTTTAAATCAAGCATCTACTTGTTCTACTTATGGAACTCAAGTTAATGCTAACTCTACCTGTGCTACTTACGGAAATGTAATGAATGTGGCACCATCTTGTTCAACTTACGGAACTGTAATGAACGTTGCATCAAACTGTGCTACATACGGAACAAACTACGGAGTAGGAAACTGTGCTTCTTATGGTACAAACTATTCTGGTGGTAACTGTGCAGCATATGGAGTTGTTTCATACTCTGGTGGTAACTGTGCAGCATATGGTGTAACCTCTTATAGCGGTGGAGGATGTACCTCTTATGGAGTTTCTGGTTACAGTGGAGGAGGATGTACCTCTTATGGAGTTTCTGGTTACGGTGGAGGAGGATGTTCTGCTTATGGAACTGTCATGAACTCAGCAGGTGGCTGTTCAACATATGGTCAAGGCGCAGTTACTTATGGATTAGTAGCAACAGGTACACCTTACGGTGGCAGTGGTGGAAATGCTTCCCCATGTTCAAACTGTGGATCATGTCCAACAGGAACATCTTGTCGAAACCTTGGTAGACCAACTACATGTAACGCATATTCAGCAGCAGCATATGGAATTACTTGTAACGCAACTGCTGCAACAAACGTATCTTACGGATGTACAGGATATGCTCCAACAAACGTAAACTATGGCTGTGCATCATTTGCTGCAACAAGCGCAGTATATGGATGTACTTCAACAAATGCAGTAAATCCAAACTATGGATGTACTTCAGCCAATGCAACTGTGGCCTCTACATTCTGTGCAAGCACAAACTACACATCAGCAACTTTCTGTGCAACAGCAAATTCCGCAGTGTATGGAACTCAGTGTAATGCTAACAACGCAGCAGTATATGGCACACAGTGTAATGTTTACAACGCAACAGTCTATGGAACAGTATGTAATGCTAACAACGCAGCAGTATATGGCACACAGTGTAATGCTACCAATACAGCAGTATATGGAACTCAATGTAATGCCACCAACGCTCTTGTATACTCAGCCTGTAACTGTGTAAATAATGACAAGGTTAAGATTATTAAAAATGTTGCGGGAACCATTTCAACAGTGGCAACCCTAGCATTTGCTGGAACAATCGCAGCAATTAAAACAGTACTATCTGGAAACTCAGTAACTGTATCAGCATATTCTAATACAGGTGCTACCACTCAAATTGGATCAAGCCAAGCAACTACGATCTCTGGTCAAACAAAGAGCAAAGTTCATGGTATACTTAAGGGAGCAGTTACTTATGGCGCTGCTGCCACAAGTACTATTGATCAATTTGAGGTGAGTTAATTGGACGAGTATAAAAAATTATCTAAGCAGTTTAAAAAGCAAAAGAGATCTGATGCTTTGGGTCGCCTTGCTCATAAAACTAGAAGAATAAACCCCTACCCAAGATTAAAGTATAAGTATCTTACTAAGAAAAACATTGCCCCAGATGTTTCTACTATCACTGAAAATATTGCATTTGTAATTGATGGTCAAGTTGTAGAAATTATTCATTGTCAGCCAAAAATGGCTGCAATCCTTCTTAGTTCTCCAGAGATAGTTCAAGTCCCAGAAGGACAGGTAATAAAGCCAGGGTTTAAATATGAAGATGGAAAGTTTGACCTTCCTGATGAGCCAACACAGCCTCAACAAGAAGATGACGACCTACCAACATTTAAAGATTATCTGAGTAGACTTAATGCTGGTTTACCACAACTACCCAAGTTATCAACTTTTAAAGATTATGTTTCAAAACTAAAAGAAAGAGTTTAGAATGAAAAGAGTAGTATTTAATTTAGATCCTAATAGCGATCCAAGAATTATTTTACCTCCACAGCCATCAAGCCAGTTTGTTCCAGAATGGTATCGTCAAGGTGAGCGTTTTATAAATAAAGAAGATGGGTCTTTAAATATTCCAGATCCAAGTTTACGTGCAGGAGGATTAAAGTCCTGCAATCCTTTCCTTGATTCTATAATCGCTGGATATATACAACCTCTTTCATGCGCCATTGAAATTCTTAAGAATGACGGTTCAAGTAATCTTGAGTGGAGATACGTAGAACTTGATGCAAATGGAGAGTATGTTCAAGTAGAGGATATAGGCCTAATTGAAGAAAGATCAGGGTCAATTGGTCATACTGTTCCAAGACCTCATGGACATGCTCAAAACCATATGGTTTGGTCAGGGCATTGGGGATGGAAATTGCCAAGAGGATACAGCATGATTATTACACATCCAATGAATCAGTTTCAGTTGCCTTTTACAACCTCTTCAGGCTTCATGGAAAGCGATAGATTCATTGCGGGGGGTAGAATTCCCTGGTATATTAAAGAAGGCTGGACAGGTATCATTCCAAAGGGAACAGCAATGTACCAGATAATCCCAGTAAAAAGAAAGAAGTGGCTAGGAGTTGTTCCAGTAAATGTTGTTAGCAAAAAGGGACAGTTTATAACAGTAAAAGCCAGAGAAGTTTTGTATGGTTTTTACAGAGACAACTTATGGGTAAAAAAAGTCTATGAAATGGAATAAAAAGCCAGCAAAAAGAGTAGATACCTATACTCCTTCAGAAGAAGGCGTCATAGAGTTCATGAATATAGATAAGCAATTTCACCTAGTTCCACAAAAAATATCTCTTCCAAAATGGTACAAAGATATGCCAGGAATAAAACAATTAGGGCCTGGACTACAAGACGATCTAACTATAAAGAAGTGTATACCAATATTAGATGCATTAACAATGGGATATTATTTAGTTACAAAAGAAGAGTATAGTTTTTCATATGATAAAGAACTAAAGGAGTCAAAATTTATTGGTCCTGCAAAAATTATGAATGAGGAGCCAATTTCACGACATCCCATAACTCAGATCAATACAGTCTCTTTATCTCCAGAATATATTGAAGAAGCCTTTAAGTGGAAAAACTCCTGGCTAATCAAAACTCCCCCAGGATATAGTTGCCTATTTACCCACCCACTAGATGGAATAGAAGCACCATTTAAGACCCTTGACGGGGTAGTGGACACAGATAACTTCTTTATGCCAGTGCTGTTCCCATTCTTAATGAAAAATAGTTTTGAGGGAGTAATACCAGCAGGTACACCAGTTGTTCAGATAATTCCATTTAAGCGTACAAACTGGACTATGAAAGTCAACGAAGATCTTAGCAAAGATTTAGAAACTAACTATCATGCTGAAAAAACATTCTATATGAGTGAACAGTATAATAAAGACGGAAGCCCCAATCCAGGCAAATACAAAAGAGAATATAGGGTTAAGAAAAGATATACGTAACATTTTGTTACAGTTTATTTTATTAGTAAACTCTCCACTATTAGTTTAGGGAGAGTTTTGCTTTTTATAAAACTCTGCTATACTTAACACTTAATCCGTTTTTGAAAGGACGAATCACATGTCAGATTTTTTTAGTTTTAAACTTCCAGAGGACTTCGTAGAAAAGTACAAGAGCCAAGAAAGCCCATTTGGGTTTAAGGATGCAGCAGAAAATTCACTTGGAGAAATTACTTTTATTCGTACATATTCTCGCATGAAGGAAAATGGAACTAAGGAAAGATGGCACGAAGTTTGTCGTCGTGTAATCGAGGGGATGTATTCAGTACAAAAGAATCATGCTAAAGAAAATCGTTTACCCTGGAATGACTATAAGGCTCAGAAGTCTGCACAAGAAGCATTTCAAAGAATGTTTGAATTAAAGTGGACTCCACCAGGTCGCGGTATGTGGACATTTGGAACTCCTATGACTATGGAGAAGAAGAACTCTGCAGCACTACAAAACTGTGCAATGGTATCTACAAAAGACCTTGACAAGAACGATCCTGGTGCATTGTTTGCTTGGGTTATGGATGCTTTGATGCTAGGAATTGGTGTAGGGTTTGACACTGTAGGACAGGAAAAGAATTTTCAAATCTATTCCCCTACAGAGCCAGAAGAGGTGTTTGAAATTCCAGACACCCGTGAAGGTTGGGTAGACTCAGTTCGTCTTTTGTTAAACTCCTACCTAAGACCAAATCAGTCTATTCAGAAGTTTAACTATGACCTCATCCGTCCTCTAGGAGCACCAATTAAAGGCTTTGGAGGGGTCGCCAGCGGTCCAGCACCACTTATTCAACTACATACACAGATAGACAAGGTCATTGGCGGTAGAGCAGGAGAAACCCTAGATAGCCGTGCCATTACAGATATTATTAATCTTATTGGAACCTGTGTAGTTTCAGGAAATGTTCGTCGTTCTGCAACCTTGGCTCTAGGAGCAGCAGGAGATGAAGACTTCATTAATTTAAAAAATGCTGAGGTTTTTCCAGAGCGTAACTCCTTTGACTCAGAAAATCCAGGGTGGGCTTGGATGTCCAATAACTCAATTTCTGCAACAGTTGGAATGGAATACGAAAAGTATACTGATCTAATTGTTAACAATGGAGAGCCAGGATTTATTTGGCTTGATGTTGCTCGTAACTATGGTCGTCTATTAGATCCAGCAGATGGAAAAGACTATCGTGTTATGGGCTTTAATCCTTGTGCGGAGCAGCCATTGGAATCTTACGAACTTTGTACACTTGTAGAAGTGCACTTAAATCGTCATGAATCCAAGGAAGACTTCCTCAAGACATTAAAGTTTGCATATCTTTATGGTAAGACTGTCACTCTTCTTCCAACACACTGGCCACAAACAAACGGTATCATGCAACGTAATCGTCGTATTGGTACGTCTCTCACTGGTATTGCATCTTTTGCAGATCAAAAAGGATTGCCTGCAGTTCGTGAATGGATGGACGAGGGATACAACAAGATTCGTCACTATGACCACCAGTATTCAGAATGGCTATGTGTTCGTGAATCAATTCGTGTAACAACAGTTAAGCCATCAGGATCAGTTTCAATTCTTTCTGGTGCAACTCCTGGAGTTCACTGGGGGGTCCAGGTGGAGAATTTTCTTCGTGCAATCCGATTTGGAGATACTGATCCAATGCTGCATTTGTTTAAGGCAGCAAATTATAATGTTGAAAAAGATGTTGTTTCAGCAAATACATCAGTGGTTTACTTTCCAATCAAATCAGGCCAAAAGCGTTCTGAAAAAGATGTAACATTGTTTGAAAAGATTGCTTTAGCAGCAACTGCTCAAAAGTACTGGTCAGACAACGGAGTATCTGTCACACTTTCATTTGACAAAGAAACAGAATCAAAGCATGTTGCATCTGCTCTTCATATGTATGAAGGTCAATTAAAGGCTGTATCATTCTTGCCAATGGGAAACACTGTTTATCCACAGCAACCATACACAGGAATTACGGAAGAGCAGTATGAGTCTTATATTGGCAAAATAAAGCACATTGACTTTTCTGCTATTTATGACGGGGTAGATAATCTTGAGGCTCAAGGCGAAGCCTACTGCACAACAGACTATTGTGAGATTAAAATCAAGTAGTCATGTGGTAAAATAGACTTATAATGTCTAACCCATCAAACCTATATGCTGAAAAGATTTTTGCTGAACATCCAGCAACTCTTTGGGCTTTAGACGATCAGGTAGACTATCTTTCCTTAGTCTCAGAAGAAGAAAGAACTGTTTCTTCCTGGAAAGATATATCAGGAAACTCACTTGGTCTTTCTGCTGTAACTGTTACAGATGTTCTTGACCAGCCATTTCCTACCAGTAATGTTACAAAGATAACAGGAGAAATTCCTACTGGAGACAGCGGTGAAATTACCTGCATCAGTCTTCCTATTAAAAAATTTACACAGTTTGATTATGAATTAGGAACCTTTGCTATTGGTGGATACTTTTATGCAAAAAGTCCTTTCATTACTGGAATCCATATCGGCTATGAGTATCGTGATGACACAAGTGGAGAGAAAATAACAAAGTTAAAATACTTTGAAACATTAGTATCAAACGAATGGATATTTCTTTCAGAAACTTTTCAAGTTCCACTAGAAGACTCTGAAATGAGTATAGTTATAAAGATAAATTATCGTGCAGGATCTGAGGTAGAGGAAGATTATGTATTTTTTACAAACGGAATTACATTGGGACAATGGTCAGAAGAATTTTGTGCAACCTCTCTAGGATCAACAAAAACATTACTTCCTTCATCAATCGCCATTGAATCCCCAACAACGTTTTCGATTGAAGCAAAGTCTTACGGATTACAGGAAAATCCTGGATACTATATTATTAACAACAACTTTTTACTGGCAAAAAATAGCGGGATCCCCATGGTTTATGGTGCTTCTAATGTAACAGTCTTATCTCCCAACCCAGATCCATTTTATCCTTCATTGATAATTCCAGGACTAGGATTTTTAAATAAAGAAGGTCAATACAATAGTTACACTCTTGAGTTTTGGATAAGAATAAACTCAGACGCTACTCTAGTACCACTAAGAATTGTTGGCCCCATAGGTTCATCCGATGGAATATATGTTGATGGTCCATTTCTAAAGTTAAAAATTGGTAACACATCTGGTTCATATTTTATTGGTGAATGGACTAGACCAATGCTAGTAGACTTAGTAATAAAAAATGATTCTGCAAATTTGTTAATAAATGGAGAGTCCGTAATATCTCTTTCCTATACAACTTCTGACCTTGACCTTCCCTACAAATTAAATAATGGTAAAAATCAAGACTGGGTAGGTTTTTATGCCTGGGAAAATGTTGCACCAATAGAGATTGATTGTGTTGCAATATATACATATGAAGTTCCTTCTATCGTAGCAAAAAGAAGGTTTGTTTATGGTCAGGGTGTAGAATTTCCAGAAGGTATTAATCAAGCGTATAGCGGATCTTCTATATATATAGATTATCCCTTTGCAGACTATACAAACAATTATTCTTATCCAAATATTGGCAAATGGCAACAGGGTAAACTAAACAATCTATCTGCTGCTAACAATGTTCTATCTACACCAGACTATGAATTGCCAGAAATATACTTATCTAATTCAGACACCGTATCTATATATGCAGATAACGATCTTGTGCAACAAGAAAATGATTTGTTCTTTTCTTTTAGGCCATCTACCACATGGGCACAGCAACATGGATACTTGTTATTCAGTAATTTAAATATGTTGCGTGAAAAGGTAAGATCTTTTTATGGAACATTTAAAGTAAAAAGTTTGTCAACAAGTGACGAAGTATTATTTTTAATAAAGTCAGGTGTTACAACAAATACTTTATCTATTGTTCTTAATAATACAACTATCAACTATGTTTTAAACTATAATGGACAAGAGTCAGTGATTCATTCTTCATACAATGTTTATCCTGGAGAACCTTTTTCTGTTGCTATGGATCTAGACTTGTTCTCTGCTAATTTTGGCGGAGACGTAGAATCTTTTTTAGCAAACTTTAACAGCCTAGAACTATATGTTGGTGGAAAAAGCAATCTTTCAAATACTTTTAGTGGTAACATCTATAACATTGGATTCTGTAACGAGTCAAATCACTCAAAGATACAAGATCTTTTTAACGAAATCGGAACTTCAAAAGACTACGAAAACCTTTTTAACAACTATACAAATTCAGTAAATCATGATGGAGGAAACTCTTATTTTGGAACAGAGGGGTGGTACTATAACTCAGAGAACGAACTTCAGAGAGTCGGATCTTCACAGTTCTGGGACTACTACCTTGACGGAGGAAACCCAGGGTCTTACTCAACATTTAAATTTAAAGATCACACAGCAAGTTATACACTAAGGCCAAAGGTTTATTTTGAGGAATACTCATTAGACATAGATGTTAGTTGCTCTTGGGAAGATTATGTCCCACTTACTTATTTTTCTCAATATGTAAAAGATGCTCGTGGCGATGACTATTATGATTTAGACTTTATTCAGTTTAACATCAACTATCCTTCTCCATCAAAGTTTTTAGAAGAAGAGCAAACTGGCTCTTGGACATACGCAGAACTTCAGAATGATTACTCAAACCCAATTCAAAGAACTTATGATTCACTAGACAATCAACTTTTTACTGGTTATATGGACTACTCTGACTTAAAGAATAAATCAACCAAAAACTATAAATATAATACATCTTTTTCTTTGGTTAGGTCTTATGTTACATTTCAGTATATTGAGTCAGGGGCAAATGCGGTAGATGGGTATTTTATTAATAAAGAACTTCCACCAAAAGAAGGAGTCGTTAATCCAGGGAATAACTGGATGAATACAAAATATGAGGTTATAAATAATATGATTATCTATCCACCCTCTACAGCAGATACAAAAGATTTGGCCATCGTTACTCACCTTGAGTTTTTAGTTCCTGGAATCTTAAGAAATAAAGTCTCAATTAAAAGCCTTGAGTATGCGTCTCAATCATTTAATGAGTCATCCCCAAATCCAATTGGGACTAGGTTTGGAAACTCTTTATATCCATACACAATGGCTGGAGACTATTTTGATTATAAGTCTAAAAACCCTTTTACAATTTACAAGGGGAGTTCCCCATATCTATATTTGACAAGAACTAGCGGGATAGAGTTAAAAGGAACATACGATCCTTTAATTAGTAGGGGCCTTTCAATTCCAATAAATGAGAATGTCTCTTCAGATTATAAAATTATGGCAATGCAAAGTGCAATAAGGTTTGATCAAGACTTTTTCCCGTATGCTCCTACAGAGATTTTTGAGATTGAATCAGAAAGTGCACACATTAAGTTTTTTATTGTTGCAAATGGCCCAGATGGAAAGAGGGCAAAGATTTATGCTATAAATGCTCGAAGCGGACAACTAGAAGACGGTATAGCGTTTTACTGGAACGGAAAGTTAGTAAAAGAGCCAACTCTGACAGTAAAGGAGTGGGGATTCCTTGGTGTCTATTTCCCAGTCCTACTTGATTTTAAAAATATGGTCGGATCTCTTAGGATTAATGGTCCAATAACCTTTAACACAATTTCATATTATAAATCCACAAACCTTATAGAAAATCAAAGGATTATAACTAGGCCATGGTTTAACGTAAAGACTGGCCCAAACAGTCCTATTGAGTGGGCTTTCTGGGCACCAGAAGGTATCTTGTGGCGTGGGGTACTTATTAGATCATCAACAAGCCCTGGAGGAGTCAACCCGTCTACAATCTATAAGAGTTACACAGGAACAAATAAAATAATTGTTGATAGTGAAAAGATTTTAAGATTAAAAGACTACAAGTATAGTCTTTATAGCCAAGTCACTTGGACACAAAGCACTAACACCGCCGTTTAATATGGTATACTTGTGTATATGAATATGGAAAAACCAACCAAAAAGCGTAAGCAAGCGCCCAGAATGAAAGGGCAAGTGGGAGACTCCCGCGTAAAAGTTATTGAAAAGCACTACGAATGGGGTCTTTATGTTTACAAAAAGTCTAATGGAAAATGGTTTACAGACGGCACAGGCTCAGTATTAAATATTGAATCAATGCGGGGAGACATTCTTCAGATATCAAAACTAAAAGAGGCAGCAAGACACTTTGGAGATGAAGGAGATGGCGAGTGCGTCTTCGTCCCAGGACTTACAAGAATTTCAGAAGAAGAATATTCTGAACAAAAACAAAGACTGTCAGAAGGCCTTATTCCTTCTATGAACGATCTTGGTGCAGTACAGGCAGCCAAAGATACTATTGCAAAATATGGAAGTGATGACTAATGTCAGAAGATAGACAAGAGTATGTTAGAATTAAAATGGATGACACTCCAGAAGAAATAAATGTCTTTCAAGCACAAGATCCATTCAACAAAACTTGGGATGAACTAAAAGATTTATCTGGACTAGACAACAACTTTAAACGCAGAACCTCCAGGGTAGTTAAATCTGAATCCATAGAGATGGGAAAAGTAGATGCATCTCAAGGATACATTGACTCTGCTCGTGCAGTAAACACTGGTATTAATGGAACAGCATCTAAAGAGATTAACCCAGGATTAATTTATCGTAATGGCTATGGCCTGTTTGATGTAATTACACCACCATGGAACTTGTACGAATTAGCAAACTACTACGACACATCATTTGCAAACCATGCAGCCATTGACGCCAAGGTAGAAAACATTGTAGGACTTGGATACGATTTCAAGATAGCAGCAAGAACTATGCTTAAGTTAGAGGGATCTGAAGCAAAAGCAGCAGAGGCTGCAAGAAAAAGAATTGAAAGAGCCAAGATTGAACTTCGTGATTGGCTAGAGTCTTTAAATAATGATGATTCATTTACATCAAGCATGGAAAAAGTATTTACTGATCTTCAGGCAACTGGTAATGCCTACCTTGAAGTTGGAAGAACCGTAACAGGAGACATTGGATATGTTGGACATATTCCATCAACAACTATGCGTGTTCGCAGACTTCGTGATGGTTACGTACAGGTTATTGGAAACAAGGTTGTATACTTCCGTAACTTTGGAGCAACGAATCCTAATCCACTTGGAACGGACCCAAGACCAAATGAGATTATTCACTTTAAAGAATACTCACCTCTAAATACATTCTATGGAGTTCCAGATATTCTTTCTGCAATTAATGCTCTTTATGGTGATGCTTTGGCTTCACAATACAACATTGATTTCTTTAGCAACAAAGCAGTCCCAAGATATGTAGTAACTCTTAAGGGTGCAAAGTTATCTCCAGAAGCAGAAGACAAGATGTTTAGATTCTTGCAGACTGGACTCAAAGGACAAAACCACAGAACATTATATATTCCTTTGCCAGCCGACTCAGACACAAACAAGGTTGAATTTAAAATGGAGCCTATTGAAAACGGTATCCAAGAAGGATCATTTAGAGACTACCGCAAGTCTAATCGTGATGATATTCTTGTTGCTCACCAAGTTCCTCTTTCAAAGTTAGGTGGATCAGATTCAGCAGCAATTGCTGCAGCCCTAGCACAGGATAGAACTTTCAAGGAGCAGGTAGCAAGACCAGCACAACGTAATCTTGAAAAGATGATTAATAAGATAGTTCGTGAAAAGACAGACATTGTTGATTTTAAGTTTAATGAACTTACCCTTACAGATGAAATCGCTCAATCTCAAATTTTAGAACGATACATTAAGACACAGATTATGGTTCCTAATGAAGCAAGAGAAGTTCTAGGTTTACCACAAAGAGATGGAGGAAACGAGCCTTTCCAACCTAAGCCACAAGATACTGCAAATGACAACGCAGATCGTGCACGGGATGGAGAAAGACTAAACAACCAATCCGATGGGTCTGCTACAGTAAGTGGTAGAAATCCCAAAGGTGAAGGACGAGCATCTCAATAGTTGAGATATCGTAAAAAAAGGCTCTATAATATACTTGTGACTAATATCTTCAAAGCCCATTGGAATTCAGATGGGGATAACATACGACTATCTATGCCTCTAACAAAGGTTGACAAAGAACGTCGAATTGTTTCTGGTTTTGCATCATTAGATAACGTTGATAAGCAAGATGATATTGTAACAGCAGAAGCATCTATGGATGCATTTGCAAAGTTTCGTGGTAACATCAGAGAAATGCACCAACCATCAGCAGTAGGAAAGATGGTTTCATTTAAAGAAGATAAGTATTTTGATCCAGAATCAAAGAAGTTTTATAAGGGTGTTTTTGTGTCTGCCTATATTTCAAAGGGAGCACAAGATGCATGGGAAAAGGTTATTGATGGAACATATACAGGATTTTCAATTGGCGGAAGAATGAACAAGTGGGATGATGCTTATGATGAGAAGTCAGATAAGTCAATTAGAGTTATTAAAGAATATGATTTGGTAGAGTTGAGTCTTGTTGATTCCCCTGCTAATCAGTTTGCAAACATTGTATCTGTTGAAAAAGTTGACGGAGTAGATGTTATTAAAGTTGACGAAACAGTTTTAGAGAATGTTTTTTATGATAAAGAATCAGGCCTTGTAATGGTTTCAGAGAATGAATCTGAAGTTAGTCCAACATCAGGTGAAGATATGGTGAATATAGGTTTCGTTGAAAAAACGGATAACGAAAAACTAAATATGATAAAGTTCTTAGTCGATAGTGCTAAAGGCATTAATACTTCTAAGATTAACAAGGAGGCAAATCCTATGGCAAAAACAACAAAAAACGTAACAGAAGAAATCGTTGAGAAATCAGAAGTTGCAGTTGAAGCAGTAGAGATCGCTCCAGAGGCAGTTGCCGTTGCGGAAGCAACAGAAGCAGTCGAAGAAGCAGTAGCAAAGTCTGATACAGAGAAAGCAGTAATGCCATCTCATGGTAAAGATGATGCTGAAGAAGATGCAGAAGAATCAACAGAAAAGGCTGCAAAGCCAATGACTGATGAAGAAATTGCACTTGCTGAAGAGGCTGAGGCAAAGAAGCCAATGGCTCCTAAGTCAGACGAAGTTACTGCAGATGCAGATAACACTGTCGATCTTAACCAAGCCTTTAGCGATCTAGTATCAACAGTAAAATCATTGCAGGCAGAAGTAGAAATGCTTAAGTCTTCAAAGGTAGATGTTGAAGTAGCAAAAGAGTCATTTGAAGCAGTTGCAAAAGATATTGCATCAGCAACAAATACATTCAATGAATTTGGTAAGCGAGTGGAACTTGTAGAGCAAGACACTGCTTTCCGAAAGTCTGGCGATCTCGGCGAGATAGTACAGAATCAGCCTGAAACGGTTGAAAAATCCCTATGGGGCGGTAGTTTCCTCAAAACAGCCGATCTATTCATTTAGAAAAAATCACAGGAGGTGACAATATGTCGGAACAAAATATAGAAAAGAACCAGCCTGGAACATCAGGTCAACTTGGTGGCACAGCCCCAGGTTTGTATCAAGGACAAGGAGCATTTGCTTCAGGTTCAGATGCAGGTTCAAATGTACCAGGTAATTACACTGATGGTGGTGTATTGGGTAATATCCCAACAGCACTAGCAGGAGTAAACTCTGGTCCAAATGCAGTTAACCCTTCAGGTGAGGCTGGATCAGGTATCCTACGCCCAGAGCAAGCACGTCGTTTTATCGACTACGTGTGGGATGCTACCATTCTCGCCCAAGATGGCCGTCGTGTTACTATGAGAGCCAATACAATGGAACTCGAAAAGGTAAACGTCGGAGAGCGTGTTATTCGTGCAGCAGCGCAAGCAGTTGGCGATTACACAAACGCAGGTGCAACATTCTCAAAGGTTGAATTGACTACAAAGAAGATTCGTCTTGACTGGGAAGTATCTGCAGAATCACTAGAAGATAATATCGAAGGTGCACAACTAGAAGACCACATTGTTCGTTTGATGACAAATGCTTTCGGTAATGATATCGAAGACCTTGCAATCAACGGAACAGGATCTGGTTCAGATGCATTCCTAGGAATTATGAACGGATTCGTAAACCGTGTAAAGACAGACGGAGATGCTCATGAGTCAGTTGTAACAGTCGCTAATAACGCCTGGACAACAGATGTAATGCAGGACATCATCCTTGCAATGCCACGTAAGTATCGTGCTATCAAGTCTAACTTGAAGTTCTATGCTGGTACAGACGCATTCCAGGGAATCGTTAAGAATAACGGTACTCTAGCAGACGCAGTCGCAGAAGCATTTGCTTCTCAGGCTGGCGGTACTCCAACAAATCGTCAAGCATATCTTGACGGTGGAGCACAGACATTCGGTGGAGCACGTACAACTCGTGTCCTAGGAATTGACGTACAAGAAGTTCCTTACTACCCTGCAGGATATGTCGACTTGACATTCCCACAGAACCGTGTATGGGGCTTCCAGCGTGATATCACTGTTAACCGTGAATACAGAGCAAAGAAGGACACTGTAGAATATACAGTATTCGTACGCTTTGGACTTCAATGGGAAGAACAAGATGCTATCGCATTCGCTGATGCTGCAGCAGACGCATAATCTGTAAACAGTAAATTTTAGGGGGAGTAGGAGTTAGTTCTCCTGCTCCCCTTATTAACTTATAATGATATAATACTATTTAGGAGGAAATAATGGAAAATATAAATGAAAATCCAGCAACAGAGCCAGAAGTATTTGAGACTCCAGTAATTGTTGAAGAGCCAATTGTTGAACAATGGCATCCACCAGTTTTTGAAGAACCAGTACACGTAGAGCCTGCAGTGGAAGAAGTTCCTGTTGAAGCACCAGCAGAAGTCATTCATGCACCAGCATATCCAACAGAGCCAGAAGTTCAGGCTTTAGGAAATGTAAACGGAGCAATTGGTGTAACAACTGCACCAGTAACAAGAAAGATTTCTTCAAAGAAGTCAACAGAGCCAAAAGAAACAGTTGCACTTAGATCTACAAAAAATGTAACTTGGCCAGGAGTAGGCAAGATCTACAACGGTATCAATATTGTTGAAAAAGATGCTGCTGATCAGTGGCTAACTCGTTCACATGTTACGCTTGCAACACCAGAAGAAGTTGCCAAGGAATTTGGTAAGTAATTCATGGAAATATTGAGGGTTCCGCCATACGAAACAATTGCAGTAAATTTTGTTGTCCCAGCAGGGTACATCAATGTAGACATCTATGCAAGAGTTACGGACATGGCGGATCTTTCAATCCAGGATATAGAGTTTTTAGATTCATCTACAGGAGATGATTTAGAAATTTCTCTTCCTGGAAGATACGACAATAACTACAGAGTAGAACTTTTTAAAATTGTTAGCGGTACAGAAGTTTTAATCTACGAAGAGTTTTATGAATTAATAAGACCATATGTAGATCCAAATACATTAGGAACAACAGCATCAGAAATTGCTGAGTACACAACTCTAGAACTAGTAGCAAGATCAATCATTGACACCTTTGCTACAGATGGATTTTATAATAAAAAAATTACTTTAGTTGAAACTGGTAACGGTTCCGACTACCTTCATTTATGGAACAAGGCTTACAGAGTTTTTAAAGTATACGAGAATAACGAACTAGTCTATGACAGATCGACTCCAGATACAAATAAATATGATTACGCAATAACATCAGACAAGACTGCAATACAGAAAACCTATGCTGGACAATTCAACAGGTCTGAATCTACTGGACCAAATCTTATTTCTGCAAGAGGAGACCTTGGAGAATATGGTTATGGAGGGGCTTCTTTCCCTCAAGGACATGATTACAAAATTGTTGTTGATCAGGGATATCTCACAGTTCCAGCAGACATTGAATATGCCTCAAAACTTTTGATTGAAGATTTAAAGTGTGGCAAGTTGGATTACTATAAGAGATACGTAACTGCATACAACACAGATCAATTTAGAATTCAATTTGATAAGACTATGTTTAACGGTACTGGTAACTTCTTGGTAGATAAGATACTGGAGAAGTATGTTAAGACCATTGTCAAGCCAGGGATAATTTAATGATATGCGAATCAACAGACTTTATTTTCCCAATGCAAGCGGATATATTCTATCCTATAGTTGAGCAAGGCGCATACGGAGATTTAAAAAAGACTTGGATTATTGATAGAACTATTGCCTGTAATTTTTCACATGCAGGCTCTGCAACAAAAGAAGAAGTCACCCCCAATGTAAACATAACACAAGAAAATCTTTTAATAGGTAGATCAAAAACTGATGTAAGAATTTCTAGTTTAGACTCAAAGAACTCAGTAACTAATATCGTTATAAGCAATATAAAAGATAAGTCTGGCAATCAGGTTTATATAGAAACCGCTGGAATCAGATCTGGCAAAGCAACCCTTTTTGAGATAGCATCCGTACAACCATTTCTTGGTCCATTTGGCAATGTTGAATATTACAATGTTCTTATACGTCGTTCTGAAAATCAGGCGGTAGACCTATGATATCCTTAAAATTTGATAGCAAAATGTTTAAGAAGGAAATGGACAATATAATGGAGTACTCTGTTGGATTTGTTGATGGGTTTGTAAGTGGAAGAAAAGAGTTTTTAAATAATCTTGGACCAGAAGTTGCAGAATTAGCCTCACAGTTTATTGATACTAATGCAAGAGTAAGCCCTGCTACACTGCACCATGTTTATGAATGGACAAAGGTTGGAAGCCCAGGAGCAAGATTGTTTGATATTAAATACTCAATAAACTCTTCTGGTTTATCTTTTAACTCTAGTTTTAAACAGTCTGATAGCATTAAGCAGGGGTCTAGCGTTCCTTTCTATAACAAAGCACAGATCATGGAAAGTGGAACAGCCGTGACCATCTCTCCAAAAGAAGGACAGTCTTTGGTGTTTGAAGTTAATGGAGAAACAATTTTTACAAAGGGTTCTGTGGTTGTAGAAAACCCAGGGGGAGACGTTCAAGGTCAATACTCAGATGTATTCGATGTATTCTTTAGTAGATATTTTTCTCAAGCATTTTTAAAGACTAGCGGACTATATCAATACTTTAATAACCCAGTAGTATATAAAGCAAACCTTCGTAAAGGTAAAAGATCTGGTAGAAGTGCTGGACTTTCCACGGGATACAAGTGGGTTGCAGGAGCAAGGATAGGTGCATAATGGCTAATGACTCAACACTAAATACCCCAGTTATCTGGATCAACAAATACCTTCAGCATAAGATTGCTGAACTAACTAGTAATCAAGATACAGACCTAACTAAGGGTTTTGGTATTCCTATTTTCCCGTCAAGCCCATCAACGATAGACGATCTAACAGAAACCTTTATTAAGATTAATGGAGAGAACTATTCGTATTCAGGTATCGCAGCCTACTGGGATAGACTTGCCAAGATGAACAAGTCTGGATTCCCACATATTAAGTGTGAGCAGATACTATATTATTTTTATTCAACACAAGAAAATGTAATTGAAAAACTAGTCAGAACTCAGGAGGCCGTCCTTAGACTTATGGATCGAGGAGATGAAACGGCTGAGGAAATAAACGACTGGTGTAAACACAGACAGGTAAACCTTGGAGGAGAACTCGTAGACAATATGTTCTATTTCCATAACTTCAAGGTGTACCAACTAGAGGAGACCAGAGACATTATTGACTTTGGCTCAGCCCGTACCTATGGTGGCAACAAATTTATCATTGACTACGATTATCATCAAATGCCAGAATTAACCAATAATGCCTGGCAGCCAGAAGTTCGTCCAGCAGGACAAGATAAATATATAGTTTAAAAGGGATGTTATAATTATCATGAGGAAACAAGCCCTTTAATCTAAAAGAAAAAAGAGGTGAAATACATGGCATATACACGTGGTAGTTCAAACGATATTATCGTTGGAGCAGCAGCACTCTTCACATACGAAGCAGGCGCACTTGCAGACGCAGATCTTCCAGCATACGTATCAGGAACTTCATACAAGGAGACACTTGCAGCACCTGCAAACTCCGATGAATTCCGCAATGTTGGATACACAATGAATGGTTTGGAAATACAATTCCAACCAGATTTCGGCGAAGTAGCAGTAGACCAGGTACTTGACGTTGCTAAGTTATTTAAGCAAGGCATGCAAGTAAATCTGAATACTACATTCGCAGAATCAACACTAGAGAACCTTCTATTTGCATTAGCAGGTAAAGATTCATCTATGACTACAGTATCAGGAAACCCAACACTTAATCTTTCAGCAGGAGACATCGGAGATGTTCCAGTCGAGCGCGGTTTGGTTGCAGTTGGTCCAGGAACTGGAGACGCTTCAGAAAATATTGAGCGCGTCTACGTTGCATACCGTGCACTTTCAATCGAAAGCGTATCAGTATCAGCAAAGAGAGACGAAGCGACAATGTTCGAAGTATCATTCCGTCTTCTTCCAAATGATAATGCATCATACGGTAAGATCGTAGATCGTACTGTTGGCGTAGCATCATAATACAACTTAATATATACAGTTTGACCCAGACCCTAAAAAGTCTGGGTCTTTCTGTTATACTATATGTATGGCAACAACTGTTTATAAAACTGGATTAATCACATTAATGGATGGGACAGAGTTAGAACTGTCTCCTCTTAAAATTAAACATCTAAGATATTTTATGGATAAATTTGAAAATGTTAAATCCGCACAAGACGACATAGAGGCAATAGAAGCCTTGTCTGATTGTGCACAAATTTGTATGAAACAGTTTAAGCCAGAGATCGCTATTTCAAAAGAAATATTTGAAGAGTACGTTGATATAAAAACTGTATACGCAATTCTTGACATTACTGCTGGTATTAAGATTGATAAAGAATCAGAAGAACCAGTAAAAAAGCAAGCAGTGGATTCAGGTTCAACATGGGAAACCTTAGACTTAGCAACATTAGAGTCTGAGGTTTTTTTGCTCGGCATCTGGAAAGACTATGAAGAACTTGAACTATCCTTATCTATGTCAGAATTAACGGCTACATTAAACATAAGTCGTGACTTAGACTATCAAGGAAAGAAATTTATGGCAGCAATTCAAGGTGTTGACCTAGATAAGCAAAGCGGTAGAGATCAAGGAAATGCCTGGGAAGAAATGAAAGCAAGGGTATATTCTAAGGGTCAGGCAAGTAACGCAAAAGACATACTCGCACTACAAGGCGCAAACGCAGCAAAGGCTGGATTCGGTATTGGTATGGGATTATCATACGAAAAGATTGAATAAAAATAAGCCTGTTTGTGGTATAATTAACTAACCTACATTGGAGGAACAAATGACAGACCAGAATAACAGCATCCACCTTATGGATGAAACAGAAATAAAGATCAGACCGCTAAAGATATCTCTACTAAAGCCATTCCTAAAAGAATTTAAAAGCCTAGAGAAGGTTGCGGATAATGATGAAAAATCTATGGACGTTTTGCTTAACTGTGTTCAAATTGCACTTAAGCAGTATGCTCCAGAATTAGCAGAGGACAGAGCAAAGATTGAGGACAGTATTGACCTTCCTACAATCTACAAGATTATTGACGTTGCTTCAGGTATTAACTTAACTGACACAGCATCACTTCTTGGTTCAGTCCCAAAGTAAGAGGGTGTTATGATTGTCTGACGTAAATGCTAATATAGGTATTAATTTTGATACCCAGCAAGCACTTGCATCTTTACGTCAGTTACAGGCGGGACTTAGCCGTTTCAATCAATCCCTAACACAGGGGAATATCGCTGCTGAGAATGCACAAAAGGGTTTAAATGCCCAATTGATGCAGTCTATCAATGCCACTGGAAAGTTTGTAGCATCTCAAAAAGTTGTTGCAGGCAGTACATCAGCATTTACAACAGCCTTAGAAAAGAATCAACTCTCTATGGGAGAGTACTTTAGATTTACTGCAGCAGCAGCGACAGCAAACACTAAAGTCTTTTCTAAGATGTTTGCTCATGAACGAGACATATTTAATCGTGCTCGTAAGGATAGAGTAAAGTCTTTACAGACTCAATACATACAATTAACTAGCGCCAATGGTGAACTAGTAAAGGTTCTTCAGGTAGTTCCAAAGCACCTTCAGATGGTCAATGGCAAGTATGCAGACTATGCTACAAGAACTCAGATGGCTGCACAAAGACAACAGATGATGAATCAGTTGCTCAAGCAAGGTTCGACTCAACTTCTAAACTTTGGTAAGAATACTCAATGGGCAGGTCGCCAGTTGATGGTTGGTCTTACAGTCCCTCTCACAATGCTTGGAGGATTTGCCTCTAAGGTTTTCAGGGAGATGGAACAGTCAGTAATCGCATTCACAAGAGTTTATGGAGACATGACTACAAGTGGAGATGCAACTAATAAAGCAATTGCAGACATCCAAAGACTTGCAAAAGAATTTACAAAGTATGGAATCGCAGCAAAAGATACTATAGAGATGGCTGCCAAAGCAGCAGCAATGGGTTTAACTGGAAACGATTTAAATGCACAAGTAATATCAGCAACAAGGCTTGCTGTTCTTGGTCAAGTGGAACAACAACAAGCACTCGAAACAACTATTTCTCTTCAAAACGCTTTTGGAATTTCTTCAGAACAACTTGCAGAAAAGATTAACTTTCTTAACGCAGTAGAAAACCAGACAGTACTTTCTATTGAAGACTTAACTATTGCAGTTCCAAAGGCTGGACCAGTTATAAAGCAACTAGGTGGATCTGTAGAAGATCTTGCATTCTTTATGACTGCAATGAAGGAAGGTGGAATCAACGCATCAGAAGGTGCTAACGCACTTAAGTCTGGTCTTGCTTCTATGATTAATCCTTCTAAGAAGGCAGCAGGATTCCTTGCAGATCTTGGTATCAACATAAAGGGTCTTGTTGAAGCAAACGCTGGAAACCTTAAAGGAACAGTCATTGGTTTTGCAAAAGCACTTGACACACTAGATCCACTAAATAGAGCAAGAGCAATTGAACAAATGTTTGGTAAGTTCCAATTTGCTCGTCTATCAACATTATTTCAAAACGTAACAAAAGATAGTTCTCAGGCTGCTAGAGCACTTGGACTTGCTGGAGCATCAGTTGAAGAATTAGCAATCTTATCTGAGAGAGAACTTGGAAAAGTAGAAGATGCTGTTGGAGTTAAATTCCAAAAAAGTATTGAACAATTAAAATTAGAACTCATTCCAATTGGAAAGACATTCCTACAAGCGCTAACACCAGTAGTTGAATTTCTTGGTAAGATTTTAGCGAAGTTTAATAACTTTAGCGATGGAACTAAAAAGGCTTTTGCAATTATTATTGGAGTTGTAGGGGGACTTGCCCCAGTTGCACTGATGACATTTGGTCTATTCATGAACGCTATTGCAAACGGCATTAAGTTATTTGCTGCCCTTCGTAGTGGAATGGCAAAACTAAATGGTCAGAACAATGTACTAGGTGGAGGATTTGATTACCTTACACAACAAGAGATTGAACAACTAGCACAGACTAACGCCCTTCACACATCTCACCAACAATTAATTAGCACATTTAATGTGGAGTCTGGAGCAGTTAATGCTCTTGCTGCAGCCTATGCAAATGCAGCAAGCCAAGCAAGAACTCTTGCAGCATCATCACCAGGATTATTTAATACAGTTCCAGGACCAGTAGGCGCAGTTGCAGGTTTACCACCTGTTCAAAAGTTTGCAAAAGGCGGAGTTGTTCCAGGTACAGGAAATAAAGACACCGTACCTTCAATGCTTACTCCTGGAGAAGTTGTACTAACTACAGATACTGTAAAAAAGAATCCAGAACTTGTTGCAGCACTTCTTACTGGCACTGTAAAGAAGTATGGTACAAGTACTCAGTCTGAAGGTGGAGGAATGAAGCCTCCTAAACTAGGCATAGCAAGTGTTACAGAAATGATGTCTATGGGTATAGATGATTTTGCAGCAGAGATTGGAAAACTTGGAAAAGGTGCTTCTCAAGCAACAGCCATTGCAGAAGTTAAGTTAGAATTAACTAAAGCGACAGACCGTGCAGGAGAAGATATGGCAAATGCAATTAAAAGAATGCTTGCAGAAGCAGCACAGTCTGTTGAAAAGGTATCTGCTGATTGGGTAAAAAATAGAGCAAAAGATATTAATCCAGAAACTGGGGAACAGTGGAGAGCGCCATATGCAAATACATCTTCAACACCATGGCAGCCAAGTGATCCAGCAAGAGCACAAGTAGAACCAGGCGGTAGATATGTTGCTGCTCACATGGAAGCACCAAAGCCAAAGATTACAGACAAAGCCGAGTTAGAACGTCTTGCAGTTCTTGCTGGAAAATCAGGCCTAGGCGAAGCCCTTGCTCTCGCAGCAAAACATGGTGGCTCTGCAACACCAATGGGCAGTTTTACAGCGATGCTTCCAGAAGAAGCAAACAAAACAACTGCTTTAAATTTGTCTGACCCTAACGATGTAGCGATCCACTCTCAACTTGCAGCAAGAAGAGGGTTAGCGCCAGCACAATTTTCTGGTGACGATGCAAAAGTATTTGAAATGCCTAAGTCTGGAATACAGGATTTATTTAGTGGAGAAGATGCAGGTAAGTCTCTTTCTCCAGTAATGAGAGAAATTGCAAGACTTCATGGCAAAACCTTTGAACAAGGTCTTAACGACCCAGCAATTATGTCAGAGATGACTGCTGGTGTTGATAAGTTTGGTGGATTTATTGCAGAAGAGATGGACCAACTTCCAGATAAATTTGGAGAAGAAGATTTTTATGCAGCGGTGCAAAGAGCAAAAGATAGACTCACTCAAGCAGACGGAAAATTAAAAGAAGCAGTAGATAATCTAGGATTAACAACTACTTACTCAGTAACTACAAATGCGCCTAAAGAAGACGGCTCAAGAGATAGAAGAGCAAACAGAAAAGATGTTCCACAAAAGGCCCCCGCATTAAGAGACGAACTTGGACTTACAGATGCAGGAGTTGCAACAACAACACCTAAAGGAAAAACAAAAGTAATTCCTTTTGGCTCTTATCAAAAAAAGAATACAGACAATTTAGATTCTGGAGACATTATAGATCAACAAAGAGAGAAAGATAATGCTCCAACTGTTGAGGCTACCCCAGAAGAAATAGCAGCAGCAGAAGCAGCAGGTGCAGAGATTGGTAAAGCAGCAGCAGACGGAGTAAGAAGTACAGAAGGAACAGATGCAGACTCTCCATCTAAAAAGGGTATCAAGGCTGGTAAAGAAGTTGCAGACGGAATTATCCAAGGAATGAAAGAAGGAGAAGCAGCAGTAACTACGCAGGCTTCGCAACTTGGAGATGCAGCAGTACCAACAGCAGCAGAAACACAAGCAAGAGTTGATAGGATGGATCTTGGTAACAAGGCGTTCTATGATGATCTCAATACCCCAGAGATGCGTGATGAAAGACAAATACTTAAGTCTCAAGATAGACAAAGAAGAAAACTAGGCGCTACAGCAACAGTAGATTCTGTATCTGACACTCCAGTTTCTGCACAAACTTCATCTGTAACTGTTGCTTCATCAAAGAGGGTAGCAGAAGCAACAACGAAACTAGCAGTAAAAACTGAAGAAGCCGTGACTGCTCAATCACAAGTTGTTCAACAGATTAAAGATGAAAGCAGATCAAGAGTTACGATTAAAGGCAACACTGTTAATATTCAGAAGGCTAGGGAAGATGCTGATAAGGCTGAAAATGAAGCAGCGATTACAAGAGCAAGAGCAGCAGCCCTTGAAAAGGAGCAAGCAAAGCAAAAGAAAACTGGATCTCCAACTACCATTACTGACGAGCAAGTTCTTGCTGCTAAAGAAAAGGCTAATGCTGCAGAACTAGAGTACGCAAGAGTAAGACAAGAATTGGCAGAGCAGGGAATTACTGCAGCACAGCCAGGGGAAATGCAAGAAATTATTAATCAAGATCCAGTAAAGACTCCATCAAAGGTTAAAAAGGCAGAAGAAATTATGTCTAACGGAACCGTTGAAGCAGGAGATGGAATGCGACGAATTGTTGACGGGACAAATGACACAGCAGACTCAACCCTATTAGTTGCAGATCAAACAGGCGATCTTGCAGATGCAACTGGAGAAGCATTTATTACTCAAACAGGAAGCAATCAAAACCTACTAACGGCTTCTCAACTAGCAAGCGTAACTGCTGGAAATCTTGGTGATGTGGCTAATGCAACAGATCTAACAGGAAATGCTCAGCAAGATGTGCTTGAGTCAACACAGGCCATTGATGAACAAAATAGAAAAATTGAAGAACATAAGCGAATGCAACTCAAGGTAATGCAAGAAGAGTTTGCTAGAAGAGAAGCAATTGCTAATGCTCCTGTAATACCAGAAGGAACTCAATCAGGGAATCCTGTACTGGGTCCAAATCCTATGGACAGATTAGAGGCCTACGACTATGCAATGGGTAGAGATCCAGGAACATATGGACCAGATGATCTGGGAGAACAAGGATTCACAAGAGACCGAAAAGGTCGTATTGTTATGGATCCAGAAAAAGATGCTAAGGGAAAATATAATCCAACAAAGATGTCTTTGAAGCAAGTTAAAGAAAAGAAGCGTGGCATGCGTAGAGCAGCCGTTGGTCAGTTTTCTGGAAAAGTTTCAGGTGGACTTGGAACTGCAGCAATGGTTGCTGGTATGGCAGGAGCACCACCACAAGTTACAGCAGCACTTGGTACTGCAGCGACAGTAGCACAGTTTGCTCCAATGATTGCGGGGACTGGACCAATTGGTCTTGCAGTAGGAGCAGTAGTAGCATTAGGAGCAGCAGCATATCTAGTAAACAAACACTTTAATCAGGTGGCTGCAAAGGCAGCACAGTTCGCAAAAGACTTATCAGCAACTAGAGATGGATTAAAAGCAATAGGAGAAATGTCTGGCAAGGTTGGGTCTTCTCAAAAGATGGACAAGCGCAGATCAAAGACTCAGTATACAAAATATACTGACGCTGTAAAGATTGATAATACTTTTGGCAAGAACTACATGGCTTCTGATATTGGTAAAAAAGAAAAGAAACTATTTAAAGAAAACATGGAAAAGTTTGGAAAGAGCAAAGCCGTTAGTGATCTAACTTTAAAACTTGCCACGGCTGTTGCAGATGGAGTTATTGATGCTGACCAAGCAAACAGTATTGCAGCAGGCCTTGCCTTACAACTTAAAGACACATCAATTGAAATGCAGGTTGTTGGTCAACTATCAATGATCCTTGGCCCAGACGGTAAAAATCTAAAAGACAACCCAATGTCTACAAGGATCTTGCTTATGGGCAAGGCAAACCAAAGAACTGCAAAACTTGAAAAAGACATTTCTAAAAAGTCTGGGTTTGGAGAAAGTTCAAGAGAAGAAGTAGCACAACTTGCAGCCCTTGGCATGAACAATATGGAAATGGCTACTATGATGGCAGATCAAATTCAAGTAGAGTATGAGGCTGCAAAACAAAAATTAGAAACAGAGTTAGCATCAACAGCAAATGCACAAAAGAAACTGGAGATTGAACAACAACTTTCTGATCTTAATTCAGAGAATCTAAAAAATTCTCAATTTATGAATGATCAAATCTTTTCTCAGATAATGAAAAATCAGCAGAGTTTTGATAAAGTCTGGAGCGGTTCTGTTTGGGGCAAGCAGGCTATGCGTGAAGATGCATTCTTTGATGCATCAAGATCACAAGTTACCTCAACCTATAAAGGAACAGACCAAGAAGATGCTGCTAAAAAGTTCTTAAATAAAACAGAGGCACTTTCAAATGATACAACCACTGGAAAGTATAACTCTAAGACTGGTGAGTATGTAAAGACTGGATTGGGTACTGCTCAAAATGCACAGAGGTTCCAGGCAAAGATGGAAATGCTTGTTGGAAGTAAAGTCTTAACTCCTACACAAGCAACAAGTTACATGGACCTATTTAGTGGCAAATTAAATGAGTTCGACTTCTTACTTAATGCTAGCATTAAAACAAAGGGAACAGCAAAAACTAAAGAGTTGTTTGATTCATTTGCAGGCTTCAAGAGTACAAAAGGAAGGCAGCAAGCAACAAACATCATTACAGAAATGACAATGAGAAAGAAAGATCCAAAAGAATTTGATGCAATTATGGAAACTATCAGAAGCCTACAGGCTTTAGATGGAAATACCATTGACTTTGAGATTTTGATTACAAAGGTTGGAATGAAGGGCCTTCAGAAAATCAGGAAAGAGCAAGAAGCAATCGAAAAAATAAAAGAAGCAGCAGAAAAAGAAGGCAAAAAATCTCTTGTTTCAAAAGATGCTACTGGAAAAGAAACTGTTGATCCACGAGTAGCAGGAGTTAGCGCAGATATTTCAGAAGGAATTGCTGCGTTACAGAAAAATGAAAAAAGGTTTACCGCATTTAAAAACGCAAGCACAGCAGCCCAAGCGGATTACTTACAGGCACTATCAGCAAATATTTTATGGGAATCAACCGCTAATGCTGCAGAGCGAGATGCAGATATTGCATTTATGGCAGAGCAGTATGCATTAGATCAAGCAATGACTCACAACTTCTCTACAACTAGCCAGCGATACATTGATCTAGTAGCACAGAAAATTGCAGACCTTAAGGCTTTAAGTCCAACAGAATATGCAGTTGAAAAAACTGGTATTTCATGGAACCCTGGTGTAACTTATACATCCCCACCACCAACAACAAGCAAGGGTCCTGGCACAGGTAGTGATCCTCTAGACTTCCTAGACGAACTTGCAATGAGAATTAAGAATGTTCGTGATGGCGCATTTGATGCAACTAAGCCTCTTCAATCAATGATTGCAGCCTTTACTAGCAAGAAAGCCAAAAAAGATGTATCAGCAATGTTTGACATGTTTGATGGCTTGCAACACAGATTACTTAAATTAAAAGTTCCACAAGAAATGAGAGACGTTATCTCTGGTATGAGTTCAGAAGAGTTTACAAAGTTCTCTAACTTGGGCAAGGGAAAGAATTTATTTACTTATGATAAATACACCTCTGGGCCAAACAAGGGTAAAGAAAAGCCAAAAACAAAGAAAAATATTAAGGGACTAACCAATGAAGGTAAGGCTGTTATGGCTACCTACCGTGAAGCAAATGTAGGTGCCTCACAACTAGTAAATAAAGAAACTGTTGTAAATGTTAATGAACAAAAGAAGGCCATGAACATGCTCATGTCTGCTGGTCTATCAGCAAAGGATGCTTTAGCAGCAGTTGAAGATCAGTTAGTGGCATCGGCTATTGCTAATGGTGCTATGGGAGAATCTGGAACTAAAGAGTTTAAAGAATACAAGAAGGCTATTGTAGAGGCTAATAGCGCTCTTGAAAGACAAGCCATTCTTCAAAACTTAACTCAAAAGAATGCAGATTTTAAATTTTCCGTACAAGCCCAAGATTTTGCAAAAGCCTTTGCAGATGCAGGTCTATCTATTGAACAAATTAATGAAGTGCTTGAAGACCCACAACTTACTGGTCAACTTATAGACGATCTTAAAAATGGTAGAGTTGCTGCAGAACATATAAGAGACTACATAAACTCAATACCTAAAAGACTTGAAGTATCTTTGACGACTAAAATCAATTCAGGAGATCTAAAGGGCGGAGCAGAGCCAGGTCTTGAAATTGTTGATCAAATGTTTTCAATCCAAGAAGCACTAATCCGTGCAGGCGCTGCCGATGCTGCATCCGCAGCCAATGTTAAAATAATTGAAGAGAATGAGAAATTAATTGAACAAGAAGAAGCAAAACTACGTGCTTTGCAAGAGACTCAAGTTGTAAGAGAAAGTCTTGCTGGAGTTTTAAAGGGTACTGCAGCAGGGGCTTTTGAAGGCACAAAAATGAATTATCAAGACCTACAGGATGCTGCTAAAGCAATGAGCGATCAAATTGAAGTAGCACAAAGAGACCTTGAAATGAATGCTGAGTACGGATCAAGAGCAATAGACGATCTAAATGAAAGTGTAAACGATTTAAACAGAGACATGGAAATGAATAAGGACTGGGGTTCTAGAGCAGTTCAAGCATTACAAGATGAGTCAGGGGTCTTGTCACATGACTTAGATTTAATTAATAAGGCTGCAGAAGGTGTTAATGAAAAATACGATAAACAAGCAGAGGCCCTTCAAAAAGTTCAACAGATTAATCAAAATATTCTTGCTTTGCAACAAGATCAATTAGACCTTGCTGGTGCTTTAACTTCTGGAGATATTTCTTCGGCAGCAAAGGCTGCTCAAAAGATGAGAGCCACTGCTGCTGGACAATTTGCTTCAGGACAAACTGATGCACTTGAGCAAGCAAGAAAGAATTCTATAGACTCTCTAAAGAGTGGATCTGGAATGACAAGCAAGCAGATCCAAGACAGACAGTACGAGATTGCTGAAAAGATTTATAAGATGGAAACCCACCCTGATAAACTTAAAACGCAAAAGCAAATTCAAGAAACTCAAGATAAGATTTATACTCTTGAAGAAAAGCGTAAACTCAAGATGGACGAAATTCAGAAAATTGAAGATGCTATTTATCTTGTTAATAAAGAACTTGCAAAAGACGACGGGGCTATTGACAAGATAAACAGAAAACTAACTAGTTACAACACAGCCCTCAGCGATGCACAAAAAGCAATTGATAAGCAAGTGGCAGAGATTACGGTAATGGGTACTGATAAAAAAGGTTGGGATTTAGTAAAGACTAAGTTAGAGGCCTATGATCTTGCTAAGAATTGGGAAAGTGTAAAAACTAAGTTGGCTGGACTTCTTGCGTCTACTACTGCTATGGAAAAAGACTGGGGAAATATTCACAATTGGCTAGACCAGTTTATGAAGATGCCTGCTGATAAAAAAGTAAATATTAATGTTATAACAAAGTATACCTATGAAGGAACTCCTCCTCCTGGAGCAGACAATGTAACTCTAGACGGCTGCCCTGAAGGAATGGTAGCAGATGCAAATGGATGGTGTGTAAATGTTCACAAGGTTCTACCTTCTGGTACACCTAATTCATCAGGAACGCCAACGCCTTCACCAAGCAAGACTGCTTCTCCAACACCAACAACTACGACTTCTCCAAAACCATCAACTACTTCAACACCAACAAAGAGTACAACATCGACCCCAACATCATCTGGAACACCAACACCAACACCGACTGGCCCAAAGGTCGGAGACACAAAGTATGTCGGTTCGATGTTAATGACATGGAATGGCACAATGTGGATGGATCAAGTTGCATATAATAATGCAAAGGTTGCTCCAAAAGTTGGAGAAACAAAGTATGTAGGTTCCGACCTAATGACCTGGAATGGTTCACAGTGGGTTACTCAAGTTGCATATAATGCTAAGAAGATTGCAGATCAAAAGGCTAAAGACTTAGCAGAGAAAGTAGCAGCAGAACAAGCAAAAAATAGAGCACTTGTTGCAGCACTTGAGGCCAAGGCAGCATTAATTCCAAAATCACGCACTAAGCCAGGAACTGGAACTTATCTTGGCGGAATGTTTATTCCACCAGTAACACAATATTTGCAACCAGGAACTGGAGTTGTAGTTAACGGTGTATTGAGAGATCCAGTATACAAGTATTCTGGAGGTTTGATTGGTATGACCCCACGTGGATCAGACACTGTTCCAGCAATGCTTACACCAGGAGAGTTTATTATGAGCAAGTATGCTGTTGATAACTTTGGAGTAAATAACTTAAAGGCCATTAACAGCGGATCTACAAGTGTCGGTGGAGACTCAGTGTATAATTATAACCTAACAGTAAATGCAAAATCTAATGCCAGCCCAGATGATATTGCAAGAACTGTTATGGCTCAGATCCAACAGATTGATTCACAAAGAATTCGGGGAGTAAGAATATAATGGCAACAGCAGCATATATTAATGGTAGAAGAAAATACCAAAGACCACAGGCAATGCTATGGTCTGACAATCCTGGCACTCTTGTAGCCTCTCCAACAACTGCTTATCCTGATAGGAAAATGTATGTTCCAACTGGCTATGAGACAGGCTTTAATACCCCCGTAGGAACCGATACAAGCCTCATTAACGAGTTTTTAATCCTGTCAGATGATAATAGATCGGCCATAGACTTTAAGCCCTCTAGAATTGAAATACGTGAAAGAATGATCAATGGACGCATGAGGTCTTATCACACTGCAGACAAACTACAGATTAGCACTTCTTGGGATATGCTACCATCAAGATCTTTTGCTATAAAACCAGATTTTAATGACGCTGGAAAATCAGACATGACTGGACAAAGAGGTTTGGCTAATTATCCCGATATGGAATACACTACTGATGGTGGTGCTGGCGGAGCAGAGTTGTTTGAATGGTACAACAATCACCCAGGATCTTTCTGGGTATTTTTAGCCTATGACAATTATCCAAACTTTGGCAATGACGATGCTGCATACGGTCATCTAGATCAATATAACGAAGTGATAGAGGTTTTCTTTACTGACTTTTCCTACTCTGTTCAAAAACGTGGCGGGTATAAGCATGACTTTTGGAATGTTTCTGTATCGCTGGAAGAGGCATAATGTTTCAAAATGAAGAACTTAAGAATCACCTAGAAACTAGTTCTGTTGTATCTACTCAGACTGCTGTGATTGCTGAATGGAATATGAACATTCCAACAAATATTTTTACAATAGGAAACTATAGGTATAGACCCACATCAACGAAGCCATCCGATGTAAAATATACATCTCTTCCAAATACTTTTGATGCAAACGATGATGGTAATTTTTACAAAGGCGCTACAGATGCTGATGTATTAATTGATGGAGGATTTACTGATGCTGGAGCACCAACTACTTTAACAGTTCTTAAAGATAGAGTCAAGATGCTTTATTCTTTAGAAGATTGCTTTAGACCTTTCAGACCAAGGTCAGGAATTAATAAAGCAAGGTACATTCCTGGTTCATATATTCATAGCCCTAATGCTAACATGGCTAGAAGACCTAGATATTACCTTTCAGATAAAAACGATAAGTTTAAATACTGGTCATCATATAGAACAGAGGGTACTTCAACGTACGGAATCTCTAGTAACAATATAGTCTCTGGCAGATACATAATTGAAGATGCGGTTCCGTTTGTTGTGTATAATGAAAAGATTCCAACAAATAGGCTAGTTATAAAGATGCAGACAAATGTTGGAGATATTGATCTTGGAACTTCCGATCCACTTTATGGAGATAACAATAGAACAGTTCCCAATAAGTGGAAGGTTCAATCATTAAAAGATAATAATTGGGTAGACTTGTTTTCATTTAACGAGGGTACAAAAAGATCAGACGGAACAAATGTAATTAAGCATGATGGCTATGTAGAGTTATCTTATGGATTAATCGTTCCAAGCAAGTATAAAGACATGTTTATTTACGCAGAGACTCTCCTGTCTGAAACATTAAAGCCAATTAAGGCAGTACACGGATATGCTTATTTAATTAAATCAAGTGTATCAGATATTGGTGTTTTTCATATCTGGAATAAAGACAAGTGGGAATTATTTACTCCAGTTTATGGTTGGCAACTAGAAGAAGAGACGGTTGATAGACTGACTAACTTTGTAACAGATCTAACAAGCCCAATAGCCTACACCTTAGCAGCAGATGGAACTCAAAAATATAGAGAGTTTGAGTATCTTAAAGGAGTTCGTATTGTTGTTGACAACATGGTAAAGGCAAATTCTTCATTTGATCTAATTGAAATTTCTCCAAGACTTACAGTAAACTTAACAGACAAGGTTACAGATATCTCTGTAAAGAAGAGTGCATCAGATTTAGGAACTAGCGGTATGCCAGTTGGACAACTCTTGGCTTCAACAGGATCTTTGAGTCTTTTTGATTATGATGATTCTTTTAATCCAAATAATTCTTCTAGTATAATCAATAACTATATAACTAGGAATCTTCAAATAAAGATATATGACATTATCGTTAATGTAGATGGGTATGATTATTTTGTTCCAATTAAAACAATGTACTCAGAAGGCTTTCCTACACTGGATAATAAAACAAAAAGAGTTGAGTTAAGTCTGCGTGACTTATACTTTTATTTTGAATCAACGCTAGCACCACAAACCCTTTCTACTGGAGTATCTTTAAGTTCTGCAGTTTCAATGCTTTTGGATTCTATTGGTTTTTCAAACTATGCTTTTAAGCGAGTTGCTGGCGAAACAGAAATCACAATCCCATATTTCCATATTCCACCAGAAACAAGTATTGCCCAAGTTCTGCAAGATTTGGCGGTATCAAGCCAGACAGCAATGTTCTTTGATGAATACAATAACTTTATCATGATGAGTAAAAACTACATGATGCCTACAGAATTACAAAGAGCAACAGATATAACTCTCTATGGATCAGCAGATTCTGAAGATACTGGGGTAGTTAGAAACAGCCAAACAAAACCCAAACTTGCAAACATTGCAGAGATTACTACACAGGACAATCAACTATATAATAGCGGTAAGATTACTTATAGTTCAAAATACATTCAAAGATCTCTTGGTAGCATTAAGCAGGCTAGTTTAATTGATAATGAACAGTCTTGGATATATAAGCCAGTCCTATTATGGGAAGTTTCTGGCGAGAGCAATACAAAGTCTGTTAATGGTGAGGTAGGAAACCAATCCACATATGTTCTTAGTGCTATACCACTTAACTCAGATCTATCAGACACAAAGCCTTTTGTTTCAAATAATCAAATAAAAAATAACGTTATGGATTTTGGAGAAGGAGTTTATTGGATCACAAGATACAATGGATACTTCTATGCCAATGGAGAAATAATTAAGTATGATGCTGTTGAGTATAGCGTCCCAGGTGTTGGAAATGTTTGGATTAATAACGTTCAAGAGTATGAGTACTACTTTGCTAAACTTCCATTTAATGGAAAGATATATCCAACAGGCCTTGTAAGAATTTACTCTGAACCAAACTATGAAGAGGTTCAGGGGGTTTTAAGATTAAAAAATGGAGAAGTTTCTAAGCATGGTAGAGGACAGTTTGGAACAACACCTGTTTATCATGTTGCTGGATTAAACCCATATTGGGCAGATAATGCAAATGTTCGTGGTTGCACAATGAGAAGTGAGTTTTTATTTAATCCACTAAGAACCACTACTCTCACCAATGTAAATTCAACGGGATCTACTCTTACAGTATCTTCTACCTCTTCTATTTCAGTAGGACAACAGTTGACCATGCTTAGTGGAACTGGAAAGTTATCAACAATACAAAAAACTTTAGTTATAGCAAAGCCAACAGAGACAACTTTGCTAGTTAGTCCAGCGCCTACCACTGCTCTTCTTGACGCAACTATTTATTTTGAGACTCTAGTTCCAACAACGATTGATGCTCCAGCAGGAATTAATAACACACTGGCTCAGCAAACAACAAGAAATGGAATTATTAAAAACTTCTTCGCTTCTAATTATATTGAAGATTCAAAAGTAAGAGCAATGCTAAGTACTCAATCGGGAACTCTTCAATCTTCTGCTTTAGTCATGACTGGACCAGGGTTTACAAGTACAGAAAAGCCTAGAGATTTTGTTTCTTATGTTTATAAAAAATTAACAGATAAGTTTACTCATTTTGGAACCAGAATTAGAATAGTTGGAAAAATTGAGAATGACGCATCTCGTGGACAAACCCCAGTAGGATCTACAGCATATTTTGTAATCCCAGGAACAACTCCAGACAAAGATATTAGTATCATTGGCGGTAGTGGTGGAATGGCAGTAATGATTAATCCAGAATCAAATAGTGGATATTATTTTGAAATTGTAGCCCTTGGTTCAAGTTCTTTGACTAGTGAAGAACAACAGAATGTAAACAACTTGCTATTCTATAAAGTAGGGCAATCAGGCACAGACGCTGTTCCAACTATTCTTTGGCAAGGACTTGCAAATGTTATTGTTGATGATGGAAAGTTTACTGGTCAATATAGAATGGTTACTGAAGAAAATCCAACAGTCTATGATCTTGCTGTAGAGTATCAAGATATTGGAAGTTTTAGAAAGTTCTTCTTGTATGTAAACAACAACTTGGTAGCCACGGCTATTGACGAAAACCCTATTAAAGCATACAATAATATGGCATTATTTACTCGTGGATCTTCCAGGGTAATGTTTGAAAACATCTATGCTATTACTAATAACTATAGTCAAAACACTGCTTTTGCCGTTAATACCCCAATCAATTCTATTTTTGGAGACACAGAAATAAACGTAAGTGAGTCTTTGAGAAAATATGCAATGAGTGGAGCAATCCAATCTACCTATCTTTCTGGAATAAGTTCTTCATCCCCACCCTCATATAATATATACTTTGAAGAGTTTGGCAGTATAATGAGAGAGGCAGCATCGTTTAATGTTAAATATGATAAAGCCTACCCAGCGCTTTACGCAAAGATGTCACCAACTTTTAATTCTATAAAAGGGTATACGGTTTCAGGATTTAGAGCAGGTTCGTATGGGGCAGAGTTTATGGTATTCAACGCAACCGACACCGCTTTAAGCCTAGATGAAACAACGGGTAACTATTTAAGAATTCAAGGAATAACGTTTACACAGCAATCAAATAATGATTTAACTGTTGACGAGTATTTTTCAAAGAACTCTGACTTTACTGATCCACAATTTGTTGGCTCAACGCTAGTGTCTTCTCCGTTTAAAATAAAGAAAGACTACGAAGACATTAAACTAAGCAGACTAACCTACGGAGTAAAAGACTTTGCTCTAACCGTCCCTTACCTTCAAACAGCAGACGATGCAAACGATCTTATGAAGTGGATGGTTTCAAAGGTAATGAAACCAAGGAAGTCAGTCGGAATAAAGATTTTTTCTAACCCTACTATTCAATTAGGAGATATTGTTAATATAGACTACTTTGAAAATGGAATAGACAAGGTTGATTCAAAAGATAAACGCTTTGTAGTGTATAATATAGATTATTCAAAAAGTTTGCAGGGACCAAGCATGACCATTTACGTAAGTGAGGTAGCCTAATGGCAACTGACGCAACACCAAACTCTTTTGCTATGAGTGCAACCGAGCAAGCATTAGCACAAGCAGCAATAAAAATAGCCACACCAGCCCTGGTAGCATTAGGCAGTCCAACTCTAAACATAGAGTACATGACAGACCTAATCTTTGAAGACATTGGTGGACAAGAACTAATTAATATCTCAAGAGGAGATATTATTAATGGTCAAAATATCATGTACCAGCCAATTAAAAATTTGACAAATATTCTGTTCCAATATAATCCACAGAATATATTAAAACTACAGGATACTTCAGCAACATACTTTAAGAATTTTCCAATAAGACTTGAAACCAAGATCCCCAATTGTGGAACTGGGTTTGCATATGTAAGTGGACAGAGGGTTGACAACTGCAAGATAGTTTATATGGACAAAGATCCAAACTCAATCACTTATGGAAGCATTATTATAGACTTAATCAATCTTCAATCAGATGAACAGGTAGAAGTGCAGGTGTTGTCTTCAGGGGCAATACTTAGTGATACAATATACTAGGGGAAAAATATGATAACTAACACTGGCAAAAGCATTATAGCAAAATACCTTGTGGGGCAGGCACCAGCCTATGCTTCTTACATTGCCATTGGCTGTGGGCCAATACCAATTAACTCAAATGCTACTCTGGGAGACTATTCTTCAAAAACTTCATTAGACTTTGAAATGTTTAGAGTTCCAATAACTTCACGAGGTTTTATCAATGAAGATGGAGTAAATAAAATTGTATTGACAGCAGAACTACCCACAGAAGAAAGGTATGAAATTTCTGAGGTAGGACTATATTCTGCTGGATCAAACCCTTCAGTTGGAGCATATGACAGCAAGACTGTCTATATATTTAATGATTCTGAAGGTTGGGAATATCACCCACAGAACAGTACGCCATCAACCATCTCTTCTATATTTGTTCCAATCGGAGGGGAGAGTGGATTAATCTCTGGAGAATATCCAATAAACACAACAACAAGAGCGTACGATTCTAACGGAACATTAACAAAACTACCCGTGTTTAAAACAAGCGCAGACAATAAAACTTTTACTGATGAGGTAAGAATTAACAGATATGAAAGATCTAGATTTTTAAATAGCGTAATTCTTATTCAAGGAGATAACTCAGGACTATCTGTTGAAGTAGATGGAGGAATTAAAAGACTTAAGGTTCAGTCACAGTCAAACCACATTCACTTAACTGGAGCAAATTTAGACTTTAGCAAGAACGCCCCTTCAGATGAATTAAAACTAGCATTTTCTATAATAAGCAAAAGTCAACTAGTATCAGCACCAGCCCCAGATCGTGTTAGAATACTTTTTGAGTTTGCATCAAGTGATATTCATGGTGCAGGACAATGGGCAAGGTTTGAAGTAGACGTTGACGATACAGCCTTTGCAGCAACTAATCCAACAGAGGCATCAACAACTACTCATAACTTTACAACTAGCAGATATATTACAGTTGCTAAGCAACTACAAGATTTAAGAAAAAGTTCTGGGTTTACTTGGGCCGAAGTCGATGTAGCAAAAGTTTATGTTTCTGTAATAAAAGGAACTGCTCTAGTTAGCAATAAAGCAGCAACTTCTACAACTGTAACTCTAACAACATCCGCAACACACGGATTTAGTGTTGGTGATCAGATACTTGTTAATGGATTAGGAAACTCTGCAAGGTTTGACGGATTGTTTTCAATTACTGAAGTTACACCTACTACTATCAAATATTTTAAAACAGGCTCAGTTGTTGCCTCAACTGCGGTTTCTCCAACAATAAGGATTGAATCTCCAAGTGATGACTACTATGTTGCTTTAGATGCATTTAGATTAGATAATAAATCACAAGCAAACCCCCTATATGGACTTACTGGATATTCTGTTATAAAAAACACTGGGGCAAGAACAATAGTTAAAGATGCAAATACAACTAATTATGTTGAATTTAGATTTGGCATGGATGTAGTCTAATGGCAGACAGTGGCATCAAGAAAGCAATTATTTCAAAGGAAAAATTAGGAACAGTAATCGCGTCCAACGAATATGTTGTTCGATATAGAGTTGTTTCAGAAGATAAAAATAGGGCATCTCATTGGTCCCAAAACCATATTGTGCTTTCCACACCTATTGAGACTGTTCTTGGAAATGTAAGCATCTCAAAAGAGAGCGTAAGCGTAACCTGGCAAAACCCAATACAAAGACCAGAATTTGATGTTTTTGTAGGTTTCAATAATGTTAGCCCAACATGGCATGGATCAACATTAACAAACACTTATCAGTTTATCAAAACAGGAACCCTGCCAGTAAGAGTCATAGTTCAGATAAAGTATACTGGCAATCTTAATAATGGTATATTCTCTAAAGAACTAAACTCTGATTTAGCGGTATATGATTCTGGACAGGTTCTGGTATAATAGAATAACCATGTCAATCATCCCATTACCAGAACGAGGCCAACCACTAGATGTGACCTACATCTATCAACTTGCTAGTGCAGTAAATCAGTTAGCAACAACTACTCCTGCTACAGATAAGCGTGTTCACATTAATATAGGCGGTAGTGTAGACAATAAAAACATTAATGATTTAAGGATTGTGGCTTCCGAAGTTACAATTGCAAAGCAGACAACTACAGCAGGGGAAGAGTTCACATTTCCTATCCCCTACCCATTTGAATTTAGACATAGACCAATCATAACTGCAACACCAGTAAACGTTAGAAATACTCCAGCAGGTAAAAATGTAACAGTTGTTCTTAATGATATAACTACATCTTCTGCTCAAGGAACTGTGCGATTTGGCACAAGCGGAGACCTATCTGTTGCCGTTCACATTCTTATAATGGGCATACCAAATCAATGATCAAGTGTATAAAATGCAGGTCCAGAATGTTTATTGATCGTCAATATAGTTCTGCTATGCACCTAGAAATGTATTGTTTGTATTGTGGATCAAGAAGATTTTTTAATCCACCTCAAAGTACTGCGGAGGGTAGATGGCTACTAAAAAAGGAACAATTGAGAGCGAAGGCTACAATCTCCTCCCTATAATTCCAGGGAATAAAAAAGTTTGGTTTTTAAATGGTAGTCTTGTTAGAATCCATCACTTAAATAAATCTAACGGAATAATGTCTGTTTATAATATTACTAATGATCAAATTGAAAGTTGTTTAATTAGTGATTTTAAAAATAAAAGAGAACGAGCATACACCGTAGGGCAGACTGCTGATTTAGTTAATCGTCACAAAAAGTATATGCCATCACTAATGAAACGAGGAGTCATCCCATTTCCAACGGGATCTCAAAAGGGTGGGGCTAGAGGATTTCAAATAAGATCATACTATTCAGAATCACAGGTAAGAGCCATACGTGATATACTTGCTTCATACCATATTGGTAGACCAAGAAAAGATAAATTAATAACAAATGATATTACGCCTAGCAAACAAGAGTTGACACGTAGAATGGGCGATGGTATACTTACATATACGAGAACTGAAGATGGTCGATTCATTCCAATCTGGTCTGAATCTATTTAACGAAGGGTATGAAGATGGAAAATGATTTAACTAAGGTATCTGTAACACTGGGGTACACACTTAACCTAGGAAACTTTCAATCACTAAGACTTGATCTTGGTATTGTAGATTCTAAGCGTGGTGACGAAAGCACAAACGATGCGTTTGAGCGTGTTTATAAATTTGTTGAAGATAAACTTGCTGAAAAGATTAACGAAGCAAAGTCTGAAATCAACGAGTAATGGCCGAACGCAAAGACCGAATGGCTTTGCTTTCACGCTACAGTAAACACCATACTGCAAAGTATGAGCAAAAGCCATCACTAAATTTAAATGTAGAACAATGGGCAGCAGATGCCCTTATAGAGTCCTACGGCATGCCAATGCTGTATGATTTGCTAGAGCACTATTTTAATGTAGCACAGACACCTACTTGGAATTATTTTGCATACAATGCAGAAAAAATATTGCAGGCACAAAGAGATAAACAACAAGATGACAAAGAGAGAGCAGAGCGTAGACGAATGGCAAAGGAGTGGCTAAGTGAATAATACAGAAGCAAAATTAATCTCTGCAGTCCTTAACGATAAGCAGGTTCACGTTCTTCTCCAAGCAAATGTGGATAACTTACTAAGAACCCACAACGATGTTTGGAACTTTATAAGAAACTATTTTGAGCATAATAAGTCTATTCCACCACTCGATCTTGTTGTAGACAAGTTTAGAGATTTTCAACCCATTGATGGAGTCGGTGCAACAAAACATCATCTTGAAGAGTTACAGTCAGAGTACCTCACTGATAGCCTAAAAGATATTATCCGAACTGCAGCAACCGAGATTCAGACTGGTAATGGTGGGGAGGCTCTTGACCAACTCATTACTAAGACATCTGAGTTAAAGAAAAACACTTCAGCAATCCGTGATATTGATGTAACTGATCTTCAGTCCGCAATAGCGTACTTTGAAAATTTAAAAGAGCAACAGGCTCTAGGTCATGTTGGAATTAAAACCAACCTACCAGGATTTGATAACTACCTACCCTCTGGAATTATGCCAGGGCAGTTAGGAGTCTTCTTAGCATACCCAGGTATAGGAAAGTCATGGATGGCTCTATACTTCGCTGTACAGGCCTGGAAACAGGGTAAGACACCCCTTGTAATCTCCCTTGAGATGTCAGAGACAGAAGTTCGTAACCGTGTATTTACAATCATGGGTGAAGGCTTGTGGTCTCATAGAAAACTCAGTAATGGTGAGATTGAAGTGGAAACCCTAAAGATGTGGCATGCTAAACATCTACAAGGTAAGCCAGAGTTTCACATTATTTCAAATGACCAAGGTGGCGAGATTAACCCCTCAGTCCTTCGTGGAAAGATTGATCAGTACAAGCCAGACTTTGTAATCGTTGACTACCTTCAGTTGATGGCTCCCAATCAGAAGTCAGATAATGAAACGGTACGAATGAAGAACCTTTCAAGAGAACTTAAACTAATGGCTATTGGCGAAGAGGTTCCTATTATTGCTATCTCCTCTGCCACACCAGATGATGTTAATGATCTTAGTGGGGTTCCTACTCTTGGTCAGACTGCTTGGTCTAGACAGATTGCTTATGATGCTGACTGGGTTATTGCCCTAGGCCGTGCAACAAATAGTGATATCATTGAATGTGCTTTCCGTAAAAACCGTAATGGTTTTATGGGAGACTTTCTAGTCCAAGTCGATTTTGACAAGGGATACTACAGATATAAAGACTTTGAGGATAAAAATTGACATAAGTAGTTATAATATGATGTGCCTAATTATCACCATAAGCCAATTAAGAAGTTCTCTTTAGATGGAGTCATCCATGATGAAGCCTCTATTGGAAGATTAAAGATTGAATATATTAGGCTAGTAGTATCAGAAATGAGATTAAATGGATATGTGCCAAGGTTTGACATAGATCCAGATTTTACGATAGACTATAATGAAGTAAAGAAAAGTTTTTATTTTGCATTGACAGTACATGGAGTTCACGTAGGGAAAAGGAAAAGCGAATGGATATCAGGAATAGACGGCACCAAACCAATCTATATACAAAAGAGCAAATCAAAAGAGTCATTACAGGCTCAGGTCTAACTATTGAGTCAGAGGTCGACTCTGATTATATTCTTTTTTGCCCATTCCATAATAATAACCGTACGCCTGCAGGAGAAGTAGATAAAAATAACGGAACCTTCTTTTGTTTTTCTTGTCATAAAATTGCAGACCTAATTGAATTAGTAATGCACACAACTGGCAGAACCTACTTTGAGTCTATTAGGTTTATTAAGAATAAAGAAACCCAGATGGATCTGGAAAAAGAAATTAACAAGCAACTATTCACAAAGCCAGAGTTTGTTCCGTTTGATGAGTTAATTCTAAAAAGACTTTACAACAACCTTGTAACATCTGAAAGAGCAAAAGATTATTTTAGATATCGCAAACTAGAAATTTCTTCTTGGGCCAAGTTCTCTTTAGGCTATTCAGAAAAACAAGACATGGTCACTGTTCCAGTTCACAGTCCAGATGGAATTCCTTTAGGCTTTGTAGGCAGATCAGTTGAGGGCAAAGAGTTTAAAAATACCCCAGGACTTCCAAAATCAAAAACATTATTTAATTTACACAGAGTAAAGACAGCAGATAAGGTTTATGTGGTAGAGTCATCTTTTGATGCTATCCGACTAGACCAGTGTGGATTCCCAGCGGTAGCAACACTTGGATCTAATGTATCCAATATACAAATAGAATTGCTTCAAAAATATTTCAATAACATTATTGTTGTTGCAGATAATGATGAGGCAGGAGGAAATATGAAAACTAAGATAGTTGAAAAACTAGGTTCTCGTGTATCCGTTATCAAACTAGATAAACAATATAAAGACATTGGCGATATGGGTGATGAAGAAATAAAGAAGTTAGACTTCCAGTTTGACAAATCCATACAGTCTATGCTAAACTAATACAAACAACACAAAGGAGAAATATATGAGCGTAATTAAGGGATTAAAAGATATCAACGCCCTGCTCGAAAAACCAAAGTATGAAGGAACAGGACAAAAAGTTCGTTGGGTCAAGTTGGCTGACGGACAATCTGCAAAGGTTCGCTTTGTAGAAGAACTAGATCAGGACTCAGCACACTACGCAGAGGCCCGTGGTCTTTCGGTTGTAGTTTCAGAACACACAAATCCAAAGGACTATAAGCGCAAGGCTGCTTGTACCCAAGATTCAGAAGGCCGTTGCTTCGGCTGTGAAATGGCTCGTAAGGAACCAAAGTCTGGCTGGAGAGCACGACTTCGTTTCTATTGCAATGTCCTTATCAATGACGGAACAGAAGATGCTTACATCGCTGTTTGGTCACAAGGCATTTCAAAGCAGTCAGCATTCAACAACATTCGTGAGTATGCACTTGACACAGGTAGCATCTCAAACCTAGAGTGGAAGTTAAAGCGTAATGGTCAGGGAACTGAAACCAACTACACACTTCTACCATCAAAGCCAGATGCAGAACCATTTGCATGGGATGGCTTTGAATACTTCAACCTAGAAAAGGTTGTTCGTGAAGTTCCATATCCAGAGCAAGAAGCATTCTACTTTGGGTTTGACACTCCATCTGTTACCAGCACAAATATTGACTGGTAATTGATGAACTACGTAGGCTTACACGTACACACCCATTACTCCCTCTTTGACGGGATCGCTACTCCAGAAGAATACATTGACCGTGCAGTTGCGTTAGGGATGCCAGCCATTGCCATCACTGACCACGGTACTTTATCTGGGCATAGGGAACTGCATCGTATTGCAAAAGCGAAGGGTATTAAGCCTATACTTGGTGTAGAAGGCTATATGTGTCAAGATAGATTTGATACTAGAGACAAGTCTGAAAGAGACGGGGATCTAGATTTAATTTATAACCATATAGTCCTTCTCGCCAAGAACCAAATTGGTCTAGAAAACTTAAACAAGATTAATGAGATTGCGTGGACAGAAGGATTTTTTAAGAAGCCTAGGTTTGACTTTGAGATTCTTGAGAAGTATGCAGAAGGCATAATTGTAACTTCTGCATGTCCTAGCAGCGTACTAGTCAAGGCTCTTGAAAATAACGAGTTTGCCGTTGCTAAAAAGCATATTGAATGGTTTAAGCGAGTATTTAATGATGACTACTACATTGAGGTAATGCCTCACAACCCTGCAGAAATTAACAAACAACTAATTGCACTAGCAGATGAGTTTGGCGTACAGGTTGTAGTTACCCCTGACTGCCACCACAGTTCAACAGATCAAAAAGAAATTCAGGAGTTTAAACTACTTCTGAATACTCACGTCAAGATTGACAAAGAGCATACTTTTGAAAAGTCTAAGAAGCACCCAGACATGATGAAGCGCCTAGACTATCTATATGGGGAAGACCGTCAGATTACATTTAATAAGTTTGACATTCACCTTCTTTCCTATGAAGAGATGAAGTCTGCTATGGAAGCACAAGGCATTGATCGTCCAGACATTTATTCCAACACAATATCTATTGCAGATAAAGTCGGGGACTATGGAATTCAAGAAGGAATGGATCTACTACCAGTACAATATAAAAACCCAGATAAAGAATTAAAGACTCTTGCTATTGAAGGCTTGACAGAGCGTGGTCTTGAAAATAATAAAGAGTATCTAGATAGACTAGATGAAGAACTCAAAGTAATTAAAGATAAAAAGTTTGGTCCATACTTCTTGGTTGTTCGTAGCATGATTGCTTGGGCAAAGAAAGAAGGAATTATGGTAGGTCCAGGTCGTGGTTCTGCTGCTGGATCATTACTATGTTACACATTGGGAATTACAGACATTGACCCAATCAAGCACAAACTTCTGTTCTTTCGTTTTATTAACCCAGACCGTAATGACTTCCCTGATATTGATACTGATATTCAAGATAACCGTCGTGAAGAAGTTAAAGATTATCTTGTTAGACAGTATAAGCATGTTGCGTCTATTGCTACTTTCCTTTCTTTTAAAGACAAGGGTGTAGTTCGAGATGTTGCACGAGTATTAAACATTCCGCTAACAGATGTTAACAAAGTTTTAAAAATGGTTGACACTTGGGAAGACTATTGTAGTTCTAAATCAACAAGAGAGTTTCGTGAGAAATATCCAGAGGTAGAAATTTATGGAGAGCAATTACGTGGTCGCATTAGGGGTACTGGTATTCACGCTGCAGGAGTTGTTACTAGTAAAGATCCAATCTTTAGGTTTGCGCCGATGGAGACTCGTTCTTCTACTGGATCTGACGATAGGATTCCAGTGGTTGCAGTCGATATGGAAGAGGCTGAGCGCATTGGCTTAATTAAGATTGATGCTCTTGGTCTTAAAACATTATCTGTTTTACAAGATGCTATTCAGATTATTAAAGAGCGTGATGGAAAGACTATTGATCCATTAAATATTCCTATGGATGATGCTAATGTATATCAGATGCTTTCTGACGGATATACAAAGGGTGTGTTTCAGTGTGAAGCAGCACCATACACAAACCTACTGGTTAAAATGGGTGTAAAGAACCTTGCCGAGTTAGCAGCATCAAATGCATTAGTTCGTCCAGGTGCTATGAATACAATTGGAAAAGATTATATTGAGCGTAAACATGGTCGTCAAAACATTGGGTATACTCATCAAGTACTAAAAGAATTTACGGAGGAAACCTATGGTTGTATTCTTTACCAGGAACAAGTTATGCAAGCATGCGTATCGCTTGGCGGTATGTCCATGTCGGAAGCGGATAAAGTTAGAAAGATCATTGGAAAGAAGAAGGATGCTAAAGAGTTTGATGTATTCAAAGACAAATTTGTCAATGGTGCTTCTGCCTATATTAGTCCCAATTCGGCTCGTGATCTATGGCATGACTTTGAAGCGCATGCAGGATACTCGTTCAACAAGTCTCATGCGGTTGCTTACTCTACGCTCTCGTATTGGACGGCGTGGCTAAAGTATCATTATCCATTAGAGTTTATGTACTCACTACTAAAAAATGAAAAGGACAAAGATGCACGTACTGAATACCTTATTGAAGCAAAGAGAATGGGGATTAGTGTTAAACTTCCTCACATTAATGATTCGGATATCGACTTTAAAATTGAAGGAAAGGGCATTCGTTTTGGTTTGTCGGGCATTAAGTTCATATCTGACAAAATCGCAGAGAGGTATATTTCTGCTAGACCCTTTAATTCGTATGCTCAGTTGGAAGAGTTCACGTTTACAAAAGGAAATGGTGTCAACTCTAGAGCGCTGCAAGCGCTTCGAGTTATTGGCGCAGCCACATTTAATGACCAACCAAGAAACGAAAACGAAATAAAAGAAAATCTATACGAGTATCTAAATTTACCAGAGTTTAATCTTTCTGTTCCTTCTCACTATCATGCTTGGATTACACAGAATGAAGACTATGAAGAAAAAGGTTCTTTTATTCTTATGGGTATGGTAAAGAGTATTAAGAGGGCCACGGGATGGTCAAGAGTAGAAGTTCTTGACAAGACTGGAAGCGTAGGTATCTTTGATGATGAGAATACTACCATTGAAGCAGGTACATCATATATCATTCTTGCTAATGACAACAGGATTCTTTCTGCTGTCCCTGTTGATCAGATAAAGGGTTCAGATAGTGCTCTTATTAAGTTCTTGAATTATAAGATGCTTCCATACAAAGATGATGACATGTTTGTGGTATCCTTTAAACCAAGGATTACAAAAACAGGAAAGAAGATGGCTTCACTTACACTTGCAGATTCTTCAAGGGATTTGCACTCAGTCACCGTATTCCCTACAACGTTTGCCAAAGCGTATATGAAACTTGAAGAAGGACATGTATATAAGTTTAGTTTTGGAAAGACTAAGGATGGCACAGTAATATTGGAGGATATCAATGCTTGATGATTTGTCTATAAAGTTACATGAAGTTGCAGTAGAAAAAGGTTTTTGGCCTGAAGAGGTTGATGACATTTTTATTGCTAAGCAGTGCATGATGATTGTTTCAGAAGTAACAGAAGTAATGGAAGCAATTAGAAAAGATAAGGGCGAAGAAGAAATAACAAAAGAGGTTGCTGATATTTTGATTCGTACTCTTGATCTATACGCAGGCTTGGTTGAGGCAGGGTATACTAAGTTATCACTTGATTATGCACTAAAAGAAAAAACACAATTTAATAAAACTAGACCAGAGAAGCATGGGGTAAGATTTTAATGTCAGTCACAGTAGAAGAAGCAATGGCACAATTAGATCCAAAATTAAGAAAGAAGTTAGGCACTGGAGTTGGTGTTAACTATGAGTACCAACCTACTCCAAGTTATGGCTTAAACCGTGCTCTGGGGGGTGGGCTTCCATATGGTAGACAAGTACTCATCTGGGGTTCAAAGTCGTCTGCAAAGTCCTCTATGTGCCTTCAAATGATTGCTCTAGCACAAGCAGAAGGAAAGTTGTGTGCATGGATTGATTCAGAAATGTCATACTCAGAAGACTGGGCCAGAACTCTTGGGGTAGATCCAGAAAAACTAATCTACTCACAAGCAAGAACTATTAGTGATATGGTAGATGTTGGCGTTGGATTAATGAATGCTGGTGTTGACTTAATTGTGGTAGACTCTATTACATCAATGCTTCCCGCAATCTATTTTGAAAAAGATACAGATGAAATGAAAGCATTGGAAAACACCAAACAGATTGGAGCCGAATCCCGTGACTTTAGTAACGCATGGAAAATGCTTAACTATGCAAACAATAAAGTTAAGCCAACTCTGCTTGTTCTTATTTCTCAGTCTCGTAACAATATCAATGCTATGTATACTAGCCAGCAGCCTTCTGGTGGTCAGGCTACTAAGTTTTATTCCTCATGTATTATTAAACTCTTTTCTTCAGAGTCAGACAATCAAGCGATTAAAGGCAAGATCAAGGTAGGAGATAAGTTAATTGAAGAAAAAGTTGGAAGAACTATTCGTTGGGAATTACAGTTCTCTAAAACCTCTCCAGGGTTCCAGTCTGGTGAGTATGATTTTTATTTTAGAGGTGACGATATTGGTCTTGATACCATTGGCGATTTGGTTACTACCGCAGAACTAAATGGTATTGTAGAACGAACTGGTGCTTGGTACATCCTACCTGACGGATCAAAAGTTCAGGGCAAAGAAGCATTTATTAATCGTGTTAGAGAGGATCTTGACTTGCAAGAATCAATCAAGTCTAAGTTAAATGGCTAGTTATACAGTTTATACTGGAAAGTTTGTTTGCCATGAGTGCAAGGCAGAAGTTAAATCTTTAAGGCTTTATGCTGAGACAAAGACAATGACTTGGATGTGCCCAGCAAAACATTTAAGCACAGTCAAGTTTGGTAAGCAGAAATGGAAGGGCAATGACAGAGAAGAGTGAGTCCAAGAGGATAGGTGCTAAGCAGCACAAGAACTCTGGTCGTAATACTCAAAAGGGAGATGCTTCCTGGAAAAACTTTGTCGTAGACTTTAAAGAAGTTGGAAAGTCTTTTACATTAAACAAAGAGGTTTGGGCAAAGGCTACAACCGATGCCATGAAGAACGGCAAGGATCCAGCCATAGTAGTCGTAATGGGCGAGGGCAACTCTAAAGTAAGACTTGCTATAATTGAGATGAGTATATTAGAAGATCTAGTGGAGGAATGATGGAACAACAGGTAACAACAATAGACATGATAAACGGCTTGGCAGAAATTGCTGACTATATGGAGGACGAAGAACTTACTACAGCCCTTACAATGATTGCTAAGTTAATTATTAAACCAGACATTCCAATCAATGTCGCCCATGTTGAAATTGTAAGACTTCAGGCAATCGCTGCTAAGATGGCTTTTAAAGCAACTTGGATGGCAAATGTTGATAAGTCAGATCGTGGAAAGAAGAATCTTTACTACACGGCAGCAGAGTCGTTAAACAATTTAGTATCTGCGTTAAAGTATATTACACGCTAATATGCTATACTTATACTAATAGAAACGAGCATAAAAATGACAAAAAGTTTATTACAGCAGGTTATGATAAAGCAAGAGAAGGCTTCAGTCCATCCAATAGATGTTGCTGGACTAACTGAAAAAATTCAGTCTGGCTATACTGTTAATCGAGTTGACAAACACACACAAAAGAAAACGTTTGCACCTTCAACAATTGCATATGGTCACGGAGAATGTCCAAGATATTGGTACCTAGCCTTCGATGGCCAAAACTTTCAAGATGATGCAACACCATTTAGCGCTGCAAACATGACTGCAGGAACTAAATCTCACGAAAGAATCCAAGAAGCAATGGGTAATGTTCCAGACTTCCTTGTTGATTCAGAATTTAAAATTACTCATAATGATCCACCAATCTTTGGGTATGGGGATGTTATTGTTAATTGGCAGGGAGAAGAACTCCTTGGTGAAATTAAGACAATGATGAATGAAGGTTTTGAATATCGAAAGGCTCATTTAAAGCCTAAGACTGGGCACCTAGTTCAACTCTTAATCTACATGAAAATATTAAAGAAAGCCAAGGCAGTTCTAATCTATGAGAATAAAAATAATCATGAGATTTTAGTTTTGCCAGTAGAAGTAAATGATTATTATCGTCGGTGGGTAGACCAGACGTTTGAATGGATGAGATCAGTTCGTAAGGCTTGGGTCGACAGAACCCTACCTGAAAAGAACTATCGATCCAATTCAAAGATTTGCAAATCATGTCCAATTAAACAGGCATGTGCAGACGCTGGCCCAGGAGTCTTTAAAATAAAGTCCATGGAGCCTATAGATGAAGCATTGTCAATGGTGTGATAACGTATTCACAACAGAAATAAAATACCAGATCTACTGTTCACAAGAATGTAGAGAAGGTGCAACAAAAGAAAAAATTGCTGCACGGTACATAGTTGAAAGACGTCAAAAAAGAATAGGCAAAGAGAGAAAATGCAAATGTTGCGATGAATTGTTGTCTATATATAATGACGAAAGTCTTTGTGTAAAGTGTAACATTAATCCAAAAGATGTAACAAAAGCATTAAAAGAAATTAAGGATAACTTAAAGTGAAACTAGCAGAGGCAATAGGGACTAAGGCTCCAAAAACTATTTGTGCTATAGACGCAAGCACCAATAGCCTTGCCTTTGCTTTGTTTGACACACAAGAAAAAACCTTGATTACAATTGGTAAAATAAACTTTGAGGGAAAAGACACATATCAAAAAGTGATGGATGCTGGTAAAAAAGTAAAAGCATTTTTTGATATCTATGGTGGTTTTGAGGCAATAGTAATTGAGCACACAGTATTTATGAATAGCCCTAAGACTGCTGCAGACCTTGCTCTAGTCCAAGGGGCCATACTTGGATCTGCAGGGCAGACTGGAACAAAGGTTATTGGCAAGGTCTCTCCTATTACTTGGCAAAACTATATTGGTAATAAAAAGATTTCTAAGGATGAAAAGTTTTACATTAAAGCACAAAACCCAGGAAAGTCTGACTCATGGCTAAAGACCTATGAAAGAAACCTTCGCAAAGAAAGAACAATTAAGTTTATTAATGTTCAATACGACAGAACTATTACTGATAATGATGTGGCAGATGCTTGTGGTATTGGGCACTGGGCTATGAAAAATTGGGGTAAAGCAATTGGAACAGAATAGCAGCCCTACTCAGTTAAAGGCACACGCAATGATTGAACATCTTATCTTACAGAATGCTGTAGAAATGTCAGGGATTGACAGTAAGACTGGTGAAATGCTATACTATATTACAGATAAACTAAAGACTGTAAACCCAAAACTATATAGAGAACTAAAGGGAGACTTTGAAAGAAGGATGTTTGAGATAATTGATAAAGGTCCTGAATCAATGCAATGGAAGTTTAATGCGGAGTTCTTTGATGAGTAAACTATACACTAATGAACTTTGGCTAAAGAAAAGGTTTCATCTTGACAAGAAAACTCCTGATGAGATTGCAAAAGAGTGTGGAGTTACAGTAGAAACTATTTATGTATATCTGGCAAAATTTGGATTAAGGAGATCAAAGAGATGAAAAAATTAAAGATATCATTAGCACTGGCTGTACTGGCAAGTGCGGTTGGAGTTAGTTATGCTCTATTTACACTAAGAGGAATGCCAGATACGTTTGATTGGGAAGAGGATGAAGATGAGTGATAACCTAAATATTACGGTTGACCAAGTAAATCATCCTGTTCATTACACTACAGATCCTTCTGGTGTTGAGTGTATTCAGATTACTCGTCATAGAAATTTTAATATTGGGAATGCCTTTAAGTACCTTTGGAGAGCGGGACTTAAAGATGAGTCCAAGACTATTCAAGACCTTGAGAAAGCAATCTTTTATATCAAAGATGAAATTAATAGACTAGAGGGAAAGTATGTCAATTGAAGAAGACTTGGTTAAACACCAAGATCAGATTAATAATGTTGTAGAAGAATATTTAAAAGGTAATGACCCTACACAGATCTCTAAAGATCTTGCTATACCAAGACAAAGAGTTGTTGCTTACATTGATGAGTGGAAGGTAAGTGCTTCTAACAATGCAGCAATCCGTGCTCGTGCTAAGGAGGCCTTGTCAGGCGCAGATGCCCACTACAGCAAATTGATTTCAAGATCTTACGAGGTTATGGATGAAGCATCTATGACTAATAATCTTAGTGCAAAGACTGCTGCAATTAAACTGGTTATGGATATTGAGTCTAAAAGAATTGATATGCTACAAAAGGCTGGACTGCTTGAGAATAAAGAATTAGCAGAAGAGATGATGGAGATTGAGAATCGTCAGGAAGTTTTGATTGCAATTCTTAGAGATATTGCTTCTGAATATCCACAGGTTCGTGATGAGATCATGAGAAGACTTTCTACTATATCAAAAGAAAATGAAGTTATAACGGTAATAGCAGATGTATGATGAGTTTTTAGAAGTCCTTAAGGATAATAACTTTAGAGAGACTCCAGTAAATGCTAAGGAGTTTGTTGAAGGTGAAGCATACTTAGGTCAGCCCCCATTATCACAAGTACAGTATGACATTGTAGAAGCAATGAGTCAAATCTATAGACAAGAAGATCTGGTTGATTTGATGGGCACAGAAGACGGAACCCGTTACTATAAAAAATATACTAAGAATGAGATTATCCTGCAACTTGGCAAGGGATCTGGAAAAGACTTCGTATCAACAGTAGCCTGTGCATATATAGTATATAAACTATTGTGCTTAAAGGAGCCAGCAAGATACTACGGAAAGCCTTCTGGAGACGCTATTGATATTATTAACGTTGCGATTAACGCCCAACAAGCAAAGAACGTTTTCTTTAAAGGTTTTAAAAACAAGATTGAAAACTCACCTTGGTTTGCTGGTAAATATAACTCTAAGGCTGAGAGTATTGAGTTTGAGCATGCTATTACTGTTTACTCTGGTCACTCAGAAAGAGAATCACACGAAGGATTAAACCTTTTAGTAGCAGTCCTTGATGAGATCTCTGGCTTTGCCCAAGATGTTGGAACTGGAAATGACCAAGGAAAAACTGCTGATAATATCTATAAGGCTTTCCGTGCATCAGTTGATTCTCGTTTCCCTGATCTTGGTAAGGTTGCATTGCTTTCCTTCCCCCGTTATCCTGGAGACTTTATTTCACAGAAGTATGATGATGTTATTGCAGATAAAGAAGTTATAACAAAGACTCATAAGTTTACTATGAATCCAGATTTACCAGAAGGAGCAGAAGGAAACTATTTAGAAATTTCCTGGGATGAAGATACAATTCTTTCATACAAATATCCAGGAGTATTTGCATTAAAGAGACCAACCTGGGTAGTAAATCCAACTAGATCAGTAGATGATTTTAAGATTTCATTCTTCACAGACCTTGGAGATGCAATGCAAAGATTTGCTTGCGTACCAACTTATTCTACAGATGCATTCTTTAAGCAAATAGAAAAAGTCAGATCATGTATGACACTGAGAAACCCACTAGACAATCATAGAAGGTTTGATGAAACCTTTAAACCAGATCCAAACAAAATTTATTATGTTCACGCAGACCTTGCACAAAAACACGATAAATGTGCTGTTGCTATTGCTCACGTAGATAAGTGGGTAAATATACAGGTCATTAATAACTATGAACAAGTAGCACCTATTGTAGTAGTAGATGCAGTAGCATGGTGGGAACCAAAGATTGAAGGCCCAGTAAATCTTTCAGAAGTAAAACAATGGATCCAAAACCTTAGAAGACTAGGGTTTAATTTAGGAATGGTTTCCTTTGACCGTTGGCAATCTTTTGACATTCAAAATGAATTAAAGCAGGTAGGAATAAGAACTGATACTGTTTCTGTTGCAAAGAAGCACTATGAGGATATGGCTATGCTTGTGTATGAGGAAAGAGTTGCTATGCCAGCGATTGATTTATTATTTGAAGAACTAACAGAGTTAAAAATAATGAAAGGCAATAGAGTTGACCACCCAAGAAAATCTTCTAAGGACTTAGCAGATGCCGTGTGTGGAGCAATATTTGGGGCAATATCACATACCCCAAAGGATAATAACACTGAAGTGGAGATTCATACTTTTAGGGATAAGCCCAGAGTTGACAACCCCTTCACCAATGTGATAGAATATAAACCTATGCCAAATGATGTAAAAGATTATTTGGATAGATTCAATCTACTATAAGAAAAGGAACAAAATGAATTCATTTAAGAAAATCTCAATTGCTACTGCTGCAGCCCTAGCAATCGTTGGACTTTCTGTAGCACCATCTTCGGCAGCACCACTAGCCGTAACGGTTGCAACAGCGACTAACGCAACTACATCAGCAGCACCAGCAACAGTAGCAGTTCCATCAAGTAATGTTATTACTTCTGGAAACACTATTGCTCTTGCAGCAACAGCAGACACAGGTACAAATGTTACCTTTACTGCTTCATCAACTGTAAAGTTGGTAACAGCACTTAACACAACAGATGCACCAAAGACAGTCGCATCAGGTGTTTCAACAGTTACAATTGCTTCTGCTGGATCAGCAGTAACAGTTTATGCTTACACAACTACAACAGCAGTTGGTTCAGTAACCATCACTAATGGTTCATACTCAACAATTGTTTACATCTCAGGTACTGCTGGAGCAGCATACAACCTAGCACTAACAGTTCCTTCTGCAACAGCAGTTGGCACAGTGCCTACAATTGCTCTAGTAACAACAGATGTATTCGGAAACTCAGTTTCAGATACAGCAACAGTAACCTTAATTGGTTCAACATTTGCTGATGGTTCTGTCACCAAGTCACTAACTACAGCAACAGCAACAAACACTTCAACTGGAGCAGTTCTTGGAACTGTAACAGCAGCCCTAGCAACATCAGTTGCTGGTGAAGTCACAGTAGTTGCAACAGGCCTTGCATCAGTAACAGCCGTAACTGGTCTTGCTGCTCCTGTAAAGTCTGTCATTGCTAAGTTCACAGTTTCTGATCTTTCAGGAATTATTGCAGGACTTAAGTCAGACCTTGCAGTTGCTAACGCAACTAACGCAGCACATGTTGCAGACAAGTCAGCACTAGCAGCAGCAGTTGCTGCATCAAACAAGGCAAGAGATGATTTCTCAACTGCCCTTGCAAGCGCAAATGTTCAGATTGCTAAGGCTCTTACTGAAGCAGCAGATGCTAAGAAGGCAAGCGATTCAGCAATCAAGGCTCTTACAGAAGCAAACGCTGCTACAGAAAAGATCCTTGCTGATCTTAAGGTAGAACTTGCAGCAAGCAAGGCAGATCTTGCAGCATCTAATAAGTTGTTTGATGCACTAAAGGCTTCATCTGCTAAGGCACTTGCTGATCTAAAGGCTTCTTCTGATAAGGCTCTTGCAGATGCTATCGCAGCACATGCTAAGGCTCTTGCAGATGCTAAGACACTTTCAGATAAGGCTCTTGCAGATGCAAAGACACTTTCAGATGCAACAGCAGCATCAGTCAAGGCAGCAAATGACCTTGCAGCAGCAAAGGCAAAGGCTGACTATAACAAGTTGGCTGCAAAGTGGAACAAGGCTAATCCAAAGGCCAAGGTTGCACTAAAGAAGTAATTTCACTTCATAAGTTAGGGGGTTGGCCATGTGCCAGCCCTCTTTCTTTTTGCAATAAAATGATATAATAACCTTATTACACATTGTGTATTTAAGGGGGAATTGGAGATTAGAAGATTATTACGCATACTGTTAGTGCTATCTCTAGCCTTATTCCCACTCATTGTAGGCATTGACAAGGCTCATGCAGCAGAAGGCTTGACTGCCCAGGTTTACAATGTCCTGGGACAGAACAATGCCCCTTATATACCCCAGGGAGCCTCTCCAGTAGTAACTACAAATGTACCTAACATTGACTTTCAATGGGGTGGTGGTAGCGTCCTTGGAGGCCCATCAGAGGATGTTATAGTAAGGTTTACGGGGTCAATTAGAAGCGATTCTACTCAAGACATATCATTTTTAGCAACAGCAGACGATGGTACAAGGCTATATATTGATGGAGTCTTAGTGGCAGATGACTGGAGAGACAAGGGTGGGGGAGGAACTACAACTGCCCCAATAGCCTTTACAGCAGGAGTACCTAAAACCATAGAATTAATGTACTATGAAAATGGTGGTGGAGCAAACGTATTTTTAAACTGGGATCAATCTGGATCAATGCAGATCATCCCATCATCAGCCTTTACTTCACAAGCAGCACCAGTAGTTAAAACAATAGGGCCACCAAGGAACCTCACTGTCGTTGATGGTGCAACTACAACGGTTTTAGATTGGGATGCTCCAGATACTGGTAACACTCAACCAGAAAGATATGCAATAAGTTTTAATTGTTCTGGGTGTAACGGATGGGGAATTGCAACTGGAAATGTTGGCGGACCTAATTCACTTAATACAACAATAACAATTGATCACTCATTGCTTGAGTCACTAAGACCAAGCGGGACCGTATGGTCATTTCATATTAGATCAGACAATGATACATTAGCGCTATACTCTCAAAACTCAAATGTTGTTACATTAAAAATTGGAAAGACTGCTGAAGAGATTGCAGCAGAGCAAGCAGCAGCACAGGCTGCCATTGATGCAGAGAACGCAAGACTCGCTGCAATTGCTGCAGAAGAAGCAAGGTTAGCAGAAATAGCAAGACTAGCAGAAGTGGCAAGGCTTGCAGAGATTGCTAGACTAGCAGAGGTTGCTAGGTTAGCAGAGGTTGCTAGGCTTGAAGCAGAAGCAGCAGCGTTGTTAGCAGCACAGCAAGAAGAGGCAAGAATTGCAGCAGCAACTGCTGAGGTTGCAAGATTAGCAGAGGTTGCAAGATTGGCTGAGGTTGCAAGACTCGCAGAGGTATCACGACTTGCTGAAATCGCAAGACTCGCAGAGGTAGCAAGATTGGCAGAGGTTGCAAGATTGGCAGAGGTAGCACGACTTGCTGAAATCGCAAGACTGGCTGAAGCAGAAAGACTTGAAGCAGAAAGAATTGCAGCAGCAACTGCTGAGGTCGCTAGACTTGCTGAAGTAGCACGACTTGCAGAAGTTGCTAGGTTAGCAGAAGTAGCAAGACTTACAGAGATTGCTAGGTTGGCGGAAGTTGCTAGGATTGCAGAAGTAGCACGACTTGCAGAAGTTGCTAGGTTAGCAGAAGTTGCAAGACAAGCAGAAGCAGAAAGAATTGAAGCAGCAAGAATCGCAGCGCAGGTTGAGGCTGCTCGTGTAGCAGCAGAAGTAGAGGCTGCTCGTATAGCCTCTGAGGTTGAGGCAGCAAGAATTAAAGCAGAAGCAGAAGCAAAAGCAGAGGCTGAAAGAATTAAAGCAGAAGAAGCAGCAAGAGAAGCAGCAAGAATTAAAGCAGAAGCAGAAGCAAAGGCAGAGGCTGAGAGAATTGCAGCAGAGATTGAAGCAGCAAGAATTAAAGCAGAGATAGAGGCCAAGCAAGAAGCAGATCGTATTGCAGCAGAGGCTGCAGCAAAGAAAGCAGAAGAAGAAAGAATTGCTGCAGAAATAGCCAAGGCTAAAGCAGAGGCAGAAGCAAAGGCTGCAGAGGAGGCAAGGTTGAAGGCAGAGGCTGAGGCAAAAGCCAAGGCAGAAGAAGATGCACGACTTGCAGCAATAAAGAAAGCAGAAGAAGAAGCCAGAGCCAAAGCAGAAGCAGACAGGCAGGCACAAATTGCTAAAGATAAAGCAGCAGAAGAAGCAAGAATATTAGCAGAGCAAAAGGCTAAAGAAGCGGAGGCTGCAAGAATAAAAGCAGAGGAAGATAGAAAGATTGCTGAGCAAAAGGCTTTGACTGACGGAAAGATTACAGCAGAAGATACTAAAAAGGTTTTAGATAACATTAACTCTGATGGTAAAGTAACTCAGGCAGAAGTTAAGAGTATTGTAGAAGCAATTAAACAATCAGATGCTCCATTAACTGTTGAGCAAAAAGATTTAATTGCAACAGTAGTCATTGCAGCAGCAGTTTCATCTGGAGAAAATGTTACGGCAACACAAATTCAAGATGCTGGTATTGAATATAAAGATCTTCCAAAAGAAACTCCTGTTGAAGTTAGAACATCTGAAAGCGGAGAACCACTTGTAATTACAGCAGAAGTTGCTGCAAATGTAGAATTGGTTACAGATGCTGGAGCATTGTTAGAAGCAGCATTTACTGATCCAGGAGCAGCACTTGCTGCCATTGGAAGTATTGGTGCAGATATGACTGAAGGAGAAAGAGAAGAGGCAACAGATATGGTTGTTGCAACAGTTGTCGCAGCAGGAGCAGCAATGAACGCTGTCGGTGCTGCAGCAGGATCCACTGGAGGATCATCATCAGGAAGTAGTTCTGGTGGAGGATCAGGTGGAGGAGGAGCCTCTGGCAATTCCAAGGGAGTAAGGAGAAGACCATGATGAAAGTAATAAAAGATATGATAGATCAATTGTGGACACTTTTGGGTATGTTTATTGCCTGGGTAGTCCTTGATGGCTCTGCAAAGACGATAGTGGGTTATGCAATTATAGGAACACTAATTGCATGGGCAATTACCTATCCGATTAGAAATAGAGATGATGACGAATGAAAGATAAATTAATGTGGGTAATTACCCTTGGAATATTAGGCTTCATAGGCCTTGTAGTTATTGGAGAATACTCTTCAATGTTAATGCAACAGGCAACATCAGGAGAAAAGTTTTCAACTAACTCAGATGCAATCGCCTTAGTACAAAATGCACTGGTAGGACTAATAGGAATTATTGGTGGCTACTTTGCAGGAAAAGGAGAAAAATAATGGCAACTAAAAAAATAGTAGAAACCCCAAAGCAAGAGCACCCACAGAAAGCAATAACAAATATTCTAATGAGAATTCTTGCGGTATTCGCAGCATCAGGACTATCAGTCTTGGGAGCAGGAGCCGTAGTAGGAATTGAAACTGTACAGGCAGTCATGCTTGCAGGACTCTTAGGGGTAGCCACAGTTATTGAAAGACTGGCAAGGGCTTTTTTGGACGATGGAAGGCTATCATTAACAGAAATAAATGATGCCTTTAAAACGGTAGATAAAAAGGCTAATTAGTCATTATCACCCCTAGTTGACAGCCCCTCTAGGCAATGGTATACTTAATTATACCTATCTGGAGGGGCTTTCGCATGACCGTTATTGCTGTTTTAAAACATGAAGACAAAATTTATATGGCTGGAGATCGTGGAGCATCAGATGATGGTACCATTCTAGCACTTGAAGCACCAAAAGTTTGGAAGACTGGTCCCTATTTAATTGGCTATGCAGGATCAATGGACGGAGAAAGAATTCGTCACAACTTTAAACCAACTGCTCCCACTCTCAAAGATACAGATAGATTTATGCATACAAAGTTTATTAAAGAACTTCGTGAATTTTACAATGAGTTCTGGGTTGACACATCTAAAGAAGGAGACCTTGGATTAATTATCTGTGTCCGTGGACAAATCTATGAACACAGTTCTGGAGATATGTCTTTATCTAAGTACATGCTTCCATATCTGGCTATGGGATCTGGATCAGAGTATGCATATGGGGTTTTATATGCAACAGATAAGCAGAAAAATGCAAGGAATAGAGTGACGCAAGCAGTAAATGCTGCTATTAAATTTAACCCATCATGCATGGGTCCAGTTGACGTTGTCAGTCTTTAGGAGTATACTTTTAATATGAATCATTCACACGACGATCTGTCGCCTGAAGAGCAAGAGTTTGGTATCTGGCTTGAAAACGGTATAGAAAGAGGCTGGGTTACACCTCCTTATTGCAATACACATGATGGTGGATACGAATATATGGGTGAAGAAGAGTTAGAAGAGTGGGACGCAGGTGGCGACCCATGTCAGCATGTCATCAGATTGATGATATCGTAAAAATGAAAAGGAATAAAATGAAGAAAATCGTAGCACTAGTAGCAGTATTATTTTCAGTTGTAGTACCAGTTCAATCACAAGCAGCAGACGCAAAGTCTCTTGTTATTATTGATTCTTATTTTGATTCAAGAGTTACAACATCAGCAATTACTTCATTAGGAACTGTGTGTAATACAGTAAAGCCAGTTAAAAATGCTACACCTTCATCTCCATACAATCATGGAAATGCTATGTATGCTGTGGCAAAGTTGCAAAATCCATCACTTAACATTATTCCAATCTGTGCATCAAATGCCCAGTCTGATGTTTTCCCAAGCCAGTTGATCTCATCACTAACATGGGTAAAGAATAATAAGTCTAAGGTAAGCGCTGTCTCTATCTCTTTGACTTTTAATAAAACACAAACAGAGTGTCTACCATTTGGACCTTCTAAAAATGTAAGCATTATCAAAGCAGACGATAAGGCTATTCGTGACCTTGTAAATGAATTATCAACATCTGGAATTCCAGTATTTGCATCAGCAGGTAACGACACAAATAAATCTGTAAGTTACCCAGGATGTATTGCTAATACAATGGCAGTTGCTCACGCTGATGAAACAGGAAAGCCATTGGCTCGTGCAGATGTCAACACTGACTATTTTGTAAAGTTATCTGATGACGGGTCTAAGTGGTCTTATTCTACACCTCTGACTGGCCTTGTTTCACAGTCTTCTTCATCTGCAACAGCAGCACTTGCTGCTATGTGGGTTACCAATCCAATCGCACCAGGAATTGTTAAGCCAAAGATTTAAAAGGTTTTGGGCTGTAACTCAGTTGGTAGAGTGGCGAACTGTTAATTCGCAAGTCGTAGGATCGAGGCCTACCAGCCCAGCAAAGGTCACGTAGTTCAGTTGGTTAGAACGCCACCCTGTCACGGTGGAGGTCGACGGTTCGAGTCCGTTCGTGATCGCAAATAAAGTGATATGATTGATATGCTCTGCACGGGACCTTAGTGATGGATTAGTTACCCATTGGATAGAGACCGTGGCGCAAGTCAGGTGAATTGCCTGTGCAGAGCCTCAACATTTAGCGGTATAATAATATTAATGACTGACAAAGAGTTAGTATTATATAACAAACAACAGTTTAAAAAAAGACTGTTAGATATTAAAGAGGCGTCTGGGTGTGTTGATTGTGGTCTTAAAAATCACATTGTCTTAGACTTTGATCACCTTCATGATAAAAAATATAACATTTCAAGAATGATTCATGACGGATTTTCTTGGGCAGCAATTAAAAAAGAGATTGCAAAATGTGAAGTAGTTTGTGCTAACTGTCATAGGATTAGAACTCATGACAGATTGACAGGTCAGGCTTAGTTCTGATATAATAGAGTGTAGTCTGTTTACTAGATAAAGGAGTTTTACCATGGCAATTAAAGGATCAGTAGAAGCAATCATTGAGGTTGCAAAGAAGGAAGTGGGCACAATTGAAGGCCCTAAAGATAACGAAACAAAGTACGGTGCATGGATTAAGGTTAACTTCCAGCCATGGTGCCAATCATTTGTTTCTTGGGCAGCATTTACTGCGGGAGTAAAATCATTCCCTAAGTCTGCATCAACAGTCGCAGCAGCAGATTGGTTTAAGAAAGCAGAGCGTTGGTCAGATGCTCGTAATGATGATCCACAAGCAGGAGACTGGATCTATTTTGATTTCCCAGAAGATGGTGTAAATCGTATTTCACATGTGGGTATTTGCATTAAGAACAACGGTGATGGAACAATTCAAGTTATTGAAGGCAATACTTCAGGAACTGCAAAGGGAGACCAGCGTAACGGAGGAATGTGCGTTGAAAAGACTCGTGGTTATGTAAAGAACAACAAGAAGAAGTTGGTCAATGCTGTAGTTGGTTGGGGTCGTCCAGTTTATTCTGGAGAAGAAAATGCTCCACTACTAAACAAGTTATCAGAAACTCCTGTAGTAGCACCTAAAAAGGCTGCACCAAAAGAGATTAAGCCAGTAGCAAAGAAGTCATCTGGTGGCGGTAAGTCACAGGTAGCACTGTAATAATGTCTAAAGATATTTATTTTATTGCAAAAGATCAGTTTGGTTTTGACACACAGTTAAGGCCTTATCCTGCTTCTTCTGGTGTTCCTAAGTGGTTCAAAGATGAACTGCCTTATGAAGTCAGTGATGAAAATAAAAAAGGTGGAACATTAATTGTAAAAGATGGCGCTTCGAATGCCAGTTTTAAAAAGTGCACACCTATGTTAGATGCAATTACTTCTGGATATATTGTTCCATTATTTACAGATGTACAGGTAAGAATTGAGTCTGATGGATTTCAAAGGATAACTTGGAGAACTGTTCAAAATCCTTTTGAGGGGCATGGAGATGTCTTTCAAAAACATGGAGACAGTGCAGCAAGAGTGAAACCTCCAACTGGATATGGCAAGGTATTTAAGTATATGAACACTTGGATACCTAAGACTCCACCAGGATACTCTACAATGATAAGTCATCCTGCTGGGTATGAAGATGGTCCATTTAGAGCAATACCAGCAATAATTGATACTGATAGTTCTGTATTAGAGGTAGTTTTTCCTGTATGGCTTCAAGAAGGGTTTGAGGGCATTGTTCTAAAGGGAACTCCTATGATTCAGTTAACACCTTTTAAAAGAGATACATGGCAGTCTCACTTCCTTAGTTATGAGGGAGATGAACACAAAAAACTTCAAGAAAGAAATTTTAACTCAACAATTTTTAATAACTATATTAAGAATCACTGGACAAAGAAGGTATATAGATAATGTATGAATACTATGTAAGAAAAGTAGAGAATGTCGTAGATGGAGATACCATTGATGTTCTTATTGATTTAGGGTTTGATATCCTATTTGCATCTCGTGTTAGACTGGCTGGTATTGATACCCCTGAGTCCCGTACTAAGGACCTTGCTGAGAAGGCCCTAGGTCTAGAAGCCAAGGAGTATCTAAAGAAGGCTCTAAAGGACGCTAAGTCTGTTGTAATTAAGACTGAGAAGATGGATTCATCTGAAAAGTATGGTCGCATTTTAGGCTGGGTATATGTAGATGGAAACACCGTATCACTTAATGATATGATGATTAATGATGGATATGCTTGGGGTTATCTTGGAGATACCAAAGTAAAAGATTTTGGTGCACTTGCAAAGGCAAGGAAGAAAAGCGGTAAGTAATGCCAGCGTATGATTATGTTTGTTCAGACTGTAATTTAGAATATACAAAAGTTAGAGGAATGTCAGAAGATGATCCAGGTTATTCCTGTGAGAGTTGCAATGTTCCTCTAACTCGTGTATACTCATCTATAGGAGTTACTTTTAACGGTAGCGGATTCTATAAAACAGACAATCGAAAGGTATAATATGAGTGTGATAACAGATAAGATTTTTAACCGTGAAGTTGATGAGGTTAAGGAATGGACTCTCGGTCCTAAAGATAGATGTGACAGTTGTAATGCTGAAGCCCTTGTAAAAGTAACTGGAATCTCTGGGGACTTAATGTTCTGTGGACACCACTACAACAGGATTATGGCAATTCCTGATGGGTACAATAGTATGATGTCCTTTATGATAAGCATTGTAGATGAACGAGAAAAACTAATAGAGAATAGAGCAAAGGGAGAATCCTACTAATGAATAACAATAAATTTTATATTCTGGTTGCCGACTGGTGTCCATATTGCAGAGCAGCAAAGAGTGCTATCTTTGATCTGGTAGAAAAGTATTACTCAAATAATAACATTGTTTTAATTGAAGATAGTGCAAATGAGTATAGAGAGATTTCTTCACAACTAGAAGCAGATATGATTCCAGCATTTGTAATAGCAGATGAAAATGGGAAAAAGATTAAGGCTTATGACGGCTCAGATAGATCATTTGAGGCACTTCTTGGTTTCTATGCTGAGAATACAGGAACAAAGGTTCTTGAAGAAGACCAACCAATTTATAGCAACTAGGAGTAGTTATGTCAACAGTATTATATTTTACAGCCCAATGGTGCGGTCCTTGCAAGGCAATGAAGCCAATTGTTGAAGAGTTTGAAAAAGAATATTTAGAGCCATCAGTCATAAGGATTGATGCTGATGATGAATTCAAATTGGCTCAAGAGCATAAAATTCAGGCTGTTCCTACTTTTATTCTTTTGTCTGAAGAAGGCGAAGAGTTGAATCGTTGGAAGGGTCCAATGAATAAGGAAAAGTTTAAAAAATTTGCTTTAGGAGAATAACGTGAATCCAGACGATCAGATTGAAAATATGATCCTTGATGGATCGCTAGAGGTTTCTGGGATTGATGAGGAGACTGGAGAGTTTCTTTATACTTTTACAGAAAAACTAGCAAAAAACTATCCAGAACTATATAAAGATACACAAACATATTTCTCAAAAGAAATGATGTTCCTGTGGGAAAATAATTTTGTTGTTATGGATGTTACAGATTCAAACCCTTTGGTTTCATTAACAGAAAAAGCATTGGACAAAGAAGAGGTGGCAAAACTAAGTCCAGAGGTTCAAATAATGCTTAAAGAGGTTGTAAGAGTCCTGTATTTTGATGAATGATATAATTAAACTATGATAAGCCTAGAGTATTTTGTTGGTGCTTTTGTTGGCATATTTTTTATTATTTTTATTCAAAACAAAAACAAAATAAAGATTAATAAAAAAGACTTTGTTATTAAGTATAGCCAGTCTCACATGCTTGAAATAGTTAAACCCTTACTTCCACCTCAAGAAGGTAAAAAAATAAATAAAAATACACAGGCATACAAGCATGAAGAAAAAACCAATGTTCGTGTAATAGTTTTAGATGGTCAGGCTTTTTGGATCAGGGACAACCTGTTTTATTCTGCCGACTTTTTGGGGGATGTGATTGATAAAGACTCAACATCCGTAGTTGACACAATGGGTATGGACAAGGTACAATTAGACAAGATGCTTTTTATAATAGATCAACTAAGAGATGGGAAAGACAATGATAGTAGCAGTTCAGGGAACAAGTAGTTTTAGTGACTACAACGTGTTTCTTCGTGCTATGGGTGTTGCCATGTCAGCATTAAAAGATGAAGATCAGTATTTCTATGTTTACTCAGCAGGTCCAGGTGCTCTTAACTCCATGGTCTCTGAGTTTGTAAACTTATCTGAAAGAGGAATGAAATCTCGTGGAAAGAAGATAAAGTTTTATAAAGTAGCACCAAGTTGGATAGAGGATAATCTGGTAGATATAAACTACTTTGCATTCTTTTCATTGCCAAATGAGCAGCAATCTAAACTTGTAGAAAAGGCATTAAATCAAAATATTGAAACCGCAATATTTAGTTACTAAGGGAGAGAAATGAATATTACATCATTAGAAAAAATGGAAGAAGTCGTTGCAAAGAACAAGTCCTTGTTTTGGGATGGATGGACAGTGGTAAACTCATATGTTTCTGATAAGGCAAGAACTTCTAACCAAGGTGCTTTTAGGAATGGTCAATGGCATTTTCAAAAGCGCTTTGAACCAACAACACTTGGCTGGGATATACCTGATAAGTTTGTAGGATAGTATGCCTAAGCATGAGTGGAAAGACGATGGACTTTGTTTAGACTATGATACAAACTTATTCTTTGATAAGTATGAAGAGGATGCATTTCTTAGACCAGCAGTAGATAAACTTTGTTCCACGTGTCCAGTTTCAAATACTTGCTTTGCAGTGGGCATATCTCAAAAAGAATGGGGAGTGTGGGGAGGAGTATTCCTTGAAAGTGGTATAATATCTAAGGAGTTTAATAATCATAAGACTAAAGAGGCCTGGGCAAATACTTGGGAAGCACTAACAATAGAAAAAGGATAAAATGACAGCCACAACAATACTTCATAACACTACTGAACGCAATCCTGTTTTCAAATATTCTTGGCACCCTCAAATTTTGGGGGGACAAGGGCAATCACATAGGTTTCTAAATACTCCAGTAGTACCAGGAGAGGTAAATCTTAAGTTAGTAGAGCGTGATCCGAATACGATGGTTTTTGTATCAGATCAGCCAAAGGTTTTTATGACTATGTTTAACGGACCATATCACTTTTTTCATGAGACGGTTGCTCCTTTTTTATATCAATTTGAAAAGACTCCAGAAGCATTATTCATATTTGATATTAGAAACATGTATGAAATGGACGAAAAATATCTAAAAATGTTTTCAAGACTACTATCAAAACTTAAAGCAAACTTTAGATTTATTAAAACAGATGAGTCAACAAATATAGTTGCTGATAACTTTTATACTCAGACCACACTAAATGATGATGTCAATCCAGGAAATGCTGTTTATGATCTTTGCAGAAAGTTTATTATTACAGAAGATGTAAAGCCTTTTAGAAAGGTTTATCTAAGCAGAAAGTCTATGGGCAATAGGGACTATGAAGACACATTTGTTGATGGCCCATCATTTAAAAATGATAACAGGATAGATAATGAAGAAATTTTAGAAAACTTTTTTACTTCTATTGGGTTTGAAGTTGTAAGTCCAGATATAAAATTTGAAACATTTGAGGATCAAGTAAAGTTCTTTTATGAAACTGAAACCCTTGTTCATTTAACTGGTGGAGGTGGCACAAACGCTATTTTTATGCAACCAAGATCAAACATAGTTGAGTTAGTAACTACAATGGTTGTAAATAATAATACAAGAGAGGATGGAATGAAGGACTCAGAAGAAGCCCTACATCATTTCTATTCAGCATATGCATTCAATAAAGATCACAACTACATAAGCATACAAAATAAAAGCAGAAAAGCAACAGACATTGTAAACAAAATAAACAATGACAAACTTCTTTCTGCAATATTTGAAAGGATTACCACGTGAGCATATCAACAATAAAACAGACAAACAAAGACCATCTAACACACTATGAAGGTTACTACACTATAGAGTTTGATCGGCCTAGTTTAAGGTTTGACATAGTACACCCAAAAGAAGGTCATGTTGAAGAATTCACTGATACTTTTCCTTCTTTTTGTTCTCCTGATAAAAAGATTTTGTTGTCATTAAATATTGGAATGTATAATTTTTACTATACCTGCGTTCCTGCAATATTGTTATCGCACAGAGAACAACCAGATGCAACATTGCTATTAGACTCTTCTGGAGTTACTTGGGAAGATGAAAAAAGTTACTATAAGTTTCTTAAAAGATTCCTAGATGATCTTGGAATAAAGTACATCATTGAAGACATGTCTAAGTTTAGTAAAATTTATATTAATAACTTTTATTCAGCAGATTGGTTTACAAGATCAGAAGATGAACTTGAACTGCTTTATAAGGCTGTAATGCCGTATGTAAAAAATCCATCAGTGAGACCATTTAGAACTGTCTATATAAGTAGAGGCAAAGTAGAGGACAGAACTTTTAAATATACTAAGCCAGGAGCCAGTTTTGCTGGAGACAATAGAATTTTAGATGAAGAAGTTCTTGAGAAATTCTTTATTGATAATGGGGTTGAAGTTATCTATCCAGAAGACATTCCAGATTTTGCAGATCAGATAAATTACTTTTACGAAACAAAGACATTGATTTCTTTAACAAGTTCTGGAATAGCAAACTCTTTATTCATGAAACCAGGTGGAACAATTCTTGAGATAGTGACACCTCTTCTTCAAGCAATGGGAAATCCTTTCGATCCAAATAATCCAGTAGATGTCAGAGAAGACATTCATCACATATACAATGCGATGGCTTACAACAAAAATCACTATTACTTATCAATACAAAATCATGATAGACAATCACAAACTATTATTAATAAGATGCTAAATCATGACTCTTTCTCCTCTCTTGTTAGAAACAATAAATGAAAAAATTAATAATATTTGATCTTGATGGTGTCCTTATTGATAGCAAGGGGATGCACTTTGATGCTTTAAATAAGGCTCTTGCTGGTGTAGATGAAAAGTATGTTATATCTAAAGAAGAGCAGGCAACAATATATGAAGGTCTTCCTACTCACTCCAAGTTAAACCTTTTGTCAGATCGCAAGGGACTTAGCAAGGAGAGCCATAGAGATATCTGGATGGACAAACAAAGAATAACTGTAGATATGTTTAGCAACATACCCGAAGACACTGAGTTAATTTCTTTCATGGAATTAATAAAGAAAAATAATATTAATATTGCTGTTGCCAGCAATAGTATTTTAGAAACAATTGAGATATGTTTAACAAGACTAGGAATCAAAGATTTTGTAGAGCATATAGTTAGTAACGAAGATGTTAAACATCCTAAGCCTCACCCAGAAATGTATTGGAAGGCAATGTCATATTTCGGCTGCATCACTGATGATACTATTATATTTGAAGATAGCATTGTTGGAAGGATTGCTGCTATTGATAGCAAGGCTACCTTAATAAAAGTAAAAAATAGAAGAGATCTAGACTTAGATAAAATTGAAAAGGCTGTTACTATATTACTATCAAATAAAGGTTCTTGGAAGGAGTCTAACCTGAACGTTCTAATACCCATGGCAGGGGCTGGAAGCCGTTTTGCGGAGGCTGGATACGCTTTCCCTAAGCCACTTATAGATGTACACGATAAACCCATGATTCAGGCTGTGGTGGACAATCTGGCTATTGAGGCTACCTACACATACATTGTACAAAAATCTCACTTTGAGAAATATAATCTTAGTTATCTTCTTAATGCTATAACCCCTAACTGCAATATTGTGCAGGTAGATGGAGTAACAGAAGGAGCAGCAGTAACATGCCTATTGGCTAAAGAGTTTATCAACAATGACGAGCCTCTAGTAATGGCTAACTCTGATCAAATAGTTGATTGGAATAGTAGAGAGTTCTTGTATGAAATGCATAGCAAGAATGCTGATGGTGGCATTGCTACCTTCAAGTCTACCCATCCAAAATGGTCATATGCGAAAGTAAATGAATTGGGACTGGTAACTGAGGTTGCTGAAAAGAAACCTATTAGTGATGATGCTACTGTTGGTATTTATTATTGGAAGCACGGATCTGATTTCGTAAAGTATGCAGAGCAGATGATTGAAAAAGATATCAGAGTAAATGGTGAGTTCTATACTTGCCCTGTTTTTAATGAGGCTATTGGAGATGGAAAGCAAGTTTATACAACCACAGTTAATAAGATGTGGGGCATTGGAACTCCAGAAGACCTTAATTACTATCTATCAAATAAATAACAATGAAGATATTTTTTAATTGTTTGGTCTATAAAGATCCAGATGTTGTAGGCGATTTAATTCTTAATATTAAAAAGTTTGTAAAAGATCCTGTGATTGTTTTGCATGTGTCACCTGATTTTAATGATTTTGATTTCAATAGATTTTCTTCTATAAATAATGTTTATATTAATCCTAACAGATATGCTCATGGTCAATGGGGTACAAAAATAAAAGCATTGGTTTCAAACCATGACCTGCTAATAAGCAAGAGCATAGGCTTTGATTATGAGATTATATTTTATCCTAAGATGTTGTTTATTAGACATGGGATAGAAGAATATTTAGATGGAGTTGATGCTTGTATGCCAACGCCAACAAAAGAAAAAAGAGATGCAATGGAGTACGCATTAAATACAAAAATGGATGTCTTTACTGAAGAAGAAAAAACCTTTTTTAATAATGACATTGAAAAGTTTTTGGTAGAGGGTATTTCTTTTAGTAAAACAATTTCAAACAGAATGTATGAAATGATAAAGTGCACACCTCTGTATAATAGAGAGGGTCATTGCTATGAAGAGTTTATAGTCCCCACTGTAGCCAAGTATTTTTCAGAAAAAGTAAAGGACTATCCTGGTATAATTAGTTATTGGGACCTATCTATAGAAGACCTAAAGTTGATTTTAAGCGGGGAAATAAATAAATTTTCTTCGTTTTTCACAGATAGTCAGAATATAGATCAGGTATACTTAGTTCATAAGGTAGACTATGGGTATAACAATCCCGTACGAAAGTTAATAAGGGAGATAACATGATTAAAATAGCACACCGTGGTAATGTGATGGGGCCAGTTCCAGTATTGGAAAATCGCCCAGACTACTTACTTGATGCAATCGCACAGGGTTATGATGTAGAGGTAGATGTTTGGTGGCATCAAAATGCAATATGGTTTGGTCATGATGAGCCACAATACATTGTTTCACCAGAAGAGTTTTACAAGATCAGAGATAAGGCTTGGTTTCATTGCAAGGACTTCAATGCTTTAGATCATTTTATTAATAAGCAGCCAACAGCAAGATTCTTTTGGCACCAACAAGATGACTTCACACTAACAAGTAACGGATACATCTGGACCTATCCAGGTAAGGCAACTGGAAGTAATTCTATTAAGGTTGATCTTAGATTAGATAGTAATGAATTAATGTACACTCCTGCGGGGATTTGCACAGACTACCCGTATCTGATACAATAGATATCTAATAGATAGGCTTCATAATGTTTTCATGGGTATTAGCCGTAATTGGCGTTACAGGCATCTTCTTTGTTGGTCGTAAGACCATTTGGGGATGGTATGTGTTATTGTTTAATGAAGTACTTTGGATTGCTTATGCTATCAATACAGATCAGTATGGTTTTATATTTAGTGCATTAGCCTATGCTGCTGTTTATATTAAGTCCTACCTACATTGGAAGAGAGAATAGTAATGTATACAGATTCAATGAGAAGAGCCTTTAGATCACTTAGAGGACCAAAGAATTTTGAACTTCAAATAGTAGATCATGACAACTTTTTAACAGTAAAGGCAAGTGAAAAACAATTTATGAGCCTTTCTGGTGAAGAAAGAAAAGAAGCAGTAGAATATATGGTTCGTGCAAAAAAAGCCCTAGAAGACAACGGAGCAATTGTACTCTTAGTTCGTGAAGGAGGCAAAGAAGATTAAGAATATAATTATTTGTAAAATAATTGGACACAAAAGCAGAATATCTAAATGTCCATTTACTTTAAACGTTTACGATGTATGTGATAGATGCCAAGGCACAGTGATCATTGGAAGTTGGAATCCAAATGAACAGTAACTCAGAGATATGGTTTGATGATGAGTTTCCTAGAGATGGAAGTTTAGACTATTATGTATGGAGGGATTTAAATGATTAACACT